TAGAGGGTCTGCTCGCAGAACTCGCGCACGGCCTCGCGGACGTGATGCTCCACCAGGGGCAGCGGGGCGCCGGGGAGGTCCGGCACGATGCTCGGGAAGAACTCGCTCCAGGCCGTCGACATTTCATCACCCCATCAGGAACAGCTCGTAGTAGTTGCGCGCGCGGCCGGTGCTCATGTGCTCGTCGTCCACGCCCTCCGCGCGAGCCGTGACGTAATCTGCGATCACCTGGAGGTACTCGTCCGGGAGCGGAAAGGGCTCGCCGACCACCATCGCCGAGAAGTCGAGCGGCGGCACGTCGGTCAGCAGGGCGAAGAACAGGTCCGGCCGCTTGCGGAAGGCCGTCTCGAACGCGCCCTTCACGACCGGCATGAGCCGGGCGTCCGGGTAGCGGTCCGCGTCGTCGTCGTTGAGCGGGAACCGCGCTCGGTCGAGCACGTCCTGGAGGATGTAGGCCATCAGACGACCTCAACCGCCGCCGGCCCTTGCCCGACCTCGGGGATCTCGAGGAACGTGGTCGGCTTCTGCTCGACCACATCGCCGCTGTCGGTGATGGTGACGGGCACCCCGTCGTCCAGGGGAGACTTCGTGACTGGCTGTGGGCCGTCGTTCTGGGCGCGGAGGCCCTCGAGGTCGCGGGGATCGGGCGGAATCACGAGCGGCGCGCGCCGCTTCGTGGTGGACTTGACTTTCGGCTCCTGCGCCGGCTTCGGGACCGCGGACGCCTGCGGGACGTCCTCGATCTTGGAGACCCCGACGTCGAACTCGCGCCCGCGGACCAGCGAGACCACGCGCTCACGCATGGCGGGCTCCTTCATGCCGGGCTCGAAGCGGACGCCGAACTCGCGTAGCGCGTAGGACTCCAGGGCCGAGCCGTTCATGCCGCCGACATTCACGGGCACCGACAGGTACGCCGCGGCCTCGTCCTCGGCCTGGCGCTGCGCGCGCCGCCTGAGCAGCACGTCGGCGAGGCCCGCCCCGACGCCATCGGGCAGCGCGGCGCCCTCCGGCGGGTCGACCTCCAGGTACATATCCGTGTGCCCGGTCATCCGCGCGCCTTGCGCGTCGTCGACCGGGTGAACCTGGCCCGGCTCGAACAAGAGGCCGGTGATCTCGTCGCGTTTCAGGGGCTTCGTGCCGATGTATTTCACGAATTTCACGTCGGTCTCCTGTGGGCTGTGCTCGCCGCGCTCGGTGAGTGCGGTGAGAACAACCCGCCGGGCTTGTGGCCCGGCGAGCTGAGTAGCGATGCAACCCTTGTGGGGTTACTTGGCGCCGAAGGTGACGCCGCGCCACGCGGAGTAGAACGTCCCGCCCCCGACGTTGCTCGCACCCGCACCCGTCATGATGACGAGCGTGATGTAGGCATCCTTCTGGAGAAGGAGGGGGAAGGTGTCATCCGGGCCACGGTTGAAGACGTCGTAGACGACTTCCGTCGGGGCGCCGGCCTGGAGGCCAGTGGACCCGTCGAGGAAGAAGTCGCTGACGCCGCCGGAGCCATCGGCGAATTCGTAGCCGATGTCGACGACGAGGTTGGCGCCGTCATCCGAGTCGGGCGCTTCGATCTTGAGCTCGTGCAGCTCCACTCCGGCCGGGAGGAGTCCCAGTCGTAGCTTGTTGCCGACGGTCTCGAAGAAGCCGTCCTCGGCGACGACCTTGCGCTGGTCGGCAACCGCGTTGCCTTCCCCGCTGGATTGGACCGCCTTGAGAAAGAGGTCCGCGGGGTTGATGATGGTCATGGTGTTCTCCTTGAGTTGTGCGGTGGATTACAGCTTGACCGCGGTGTCGAAGGCGATGACGCCGTGATCCGTGGGCTCGACGTTCCCCTCGTTGTCGGGGTAGCCGAAGCGGATCTTCGCCTTGCCGTGCATCTGGTCGCCAGCCACTTCGAGGTTTCGCTCGAAGTTGTACTTCCGCTCGAGCCACGAGAAGAAATACTGCGACCCCTCGTTGACGCCCAGAGCGTAGCCGATGGCCTGCGCGCCCAGCAGCAGCGCGCGGTCGACCGCGTAGCCGGCCGTGAGGCCAGCGTTGACGGTGCCCGCCGTCTCGGCCGCGGTGAAGCGGTCGGCGACAGCAACGAACTGGTGGGCGTCACCCGGCAGGAACCGGATCGAGAAGCGATCGAGCCGCTTCACGAGGATGCCGTTCCACATGCCCGTCTCGCCGCTGAACAGCGGGTGCTTCGACCCGTAGTTCTTGCGGTTCCAGGCGTTCTGGAGGAACGTCCGCCACACGAGCCCGGTCGTGTTCACCAGGATCGAGTTCCACTGCCGCGCGGTGACGTACATGCACCACATGGGTTCGTCCGCCGCGGCCGGATCGTCTTGGATCCGAACGGGGTGGAGCGGGTACACCATGTCGTCCAGCATCGCGCGCAAGATGTCGAAGTGCTCCAGGGAGAGCACGTCGCCCGAGTCGATTGACGCGAGCTGGAGACCGCCTTGCGTGATCTCCTTCGTGGCACCGTTGTTCGCGACGAAGTGACGGTTGTACGTCGGCGCCTTCACCGTGTTGATGAGGATGCCGGCGAAGTCGACGTCTGCCGCCGTGGGGATCAGCCAGTCGCGGCTGGACTGCGTGCCGCGAGAACCGGCCATGTGGACCAGGGTCGACTGCGAGTCGAGCTTGGCGTAGTAGCCGACGAGCTGGCTGCGGGCGATGCCGCGGAGCTGATGGAGCGTCCGCTTCTGGGCCATCTTGCCGCCGGCATCCACGACCTTCGTGAGAAGGTCGATGCGGACGTCCATCGACGTGGAGGTGAGCTTCTCGCCCTTCCCTTCCGCGTTGACGTCGCCGACCAGCGGTTTCCCGCCGATGATGTCGAAGCAGTCGATGCTGACGGCGTCACCCGCCGTCTTGGTGAGGTCGGTCGCCATCACCACGGGCATCCCCGGAGGGGACTGCATCTTGATCTTGCCCTCCGCTGCCGATTGCGTCGGCATGGGGCCGCGGAGATTGCGGCCGAAGCCGGCTGCCTGCTGGTACTGAGTGAACAGCCCGATGCTGAACAGCTTGCGCGCGAGCGGGGAGCCGACCGGAACTTGGGTCTGCATTTTCGTACTCCTTGCTGGTTGAAGTGAATTGGGTCAGGGCGCGCGCGCTAGCAAACGGTTACTAACCGCGGGCGCGATTAGCCCTGGTAACGTCCGAGGAAAGCCTCGAGCTGTGCCGGCTGCATCTTCTGCATCGCAACCGCGAGCTCATCCACCGAGATCGCCTCGATGTCGGCCATTTCGTCCGGGCCGGGCGCCTCGCCGCCCTTCATGTCGGACAGCGTCACCGGAGCCTTCTTGCTGGCTTTGGCGAGCGCCGCATCGATCTTGGCCTGAACATCCGTGCCCACAGAGAGCTTCCCGCCGTCCTTGCCATCGCCGGCTTTCGCCGGGTCGGGCTTCGGTGCTTCGGGTTCCTCTTCCAGTACGTCGCGCACTACCTTGGCGAACCGCTCCGTCAGAGGCTTCTTCCCCCAAACGGGGTCCTCTTTCAGGCGGTCGTCGATCGCGCAGGCCCGATCGAACACCTTGGGGTGTTTCTCTTGCCAGAGGGCGAGAGACGGGTTGCTGTCGATCTGGACCTGGACTTCATCGCGCACGACTTCCGCTTCCGCGTCGTCGTTGACTTTGTCCTTGGCCTCGAGCCTTGCGGCCTTGGCTTCGGAGGAGTCCACGCGCGCCAGCAGCTTTTCGAGGATCCCGGCCATCGCCGGCAGGTCTTCGCGCATGGCGTTGATCTGCTCGCGGATCTCGTCGGTGTCGGTCGACTTGCCAGATGCGGGCTTGCCGGCCTTCGCTGCGGCGTCGAGCTCGGCGGCGCGCGCCTCGAGCACCTGGGCGGTTTTCTCCGCTGCGGCAGCACGGGTGTTCGCGTCGCGTTCGCGCTGCTCGGCTTCATCGGCGCGGATCTTCTCGGCCTCGCCTCGCTGGCGCGCCCCTTGGAGGACTTCATACGGGATGGTCCCGGTTCCGTCCTTCGTGGCAACGGCGCCCTTCTGGGCATCGTCACCGGCCTTGGCCTTGGCTGCCGCGTCGGCTGTCGCCTTCGCTGCGGCATCGGCCGCCGCCTTCGCTTCCGCTTCCGCCTTGGCCGTCGCCTCGGCATCCGCTCCCTCGTCCGCACCGTCGCCCGCGCCGTCTCCGGCGAGGAGTGAACTCTTGGTCGGGATCTTCTCGCCGGCCAGCAGCTTGTCGATGAGGTCTTGGTTCTCGGGAAGCTCGTTGGGGTGGTCGTTGAAATACGTCAGGTCTTGCAGGTCTTTCACGGTACTCACTGTGGTCTCCACTTATCGCGTTGGTCACGGGACGTCTTCACCCAGACGAAGGGGCACGGAGACTGCCATGCACAGGCATGCGTGAACGCACACAGAACAGCGCCCGCTCGCATCCCGAGCGGAAGACCGCGATCGGGGCCGGGAGCGTCGTCGCGAGAGTTACCCGCGCGGGCGCTGTTCTGTAGAACGCACACAGTCAGCCGCTCTCGCGAGAGAGCGGCTTGCTGTCAGCGTTACGCTGGTAGCGGTGCGGCGACGAAGTACCGCACGATGATGGTGGCTCGTCCGACGGTCGGGGCCGCGCCGGTCAGGATGTAGTCGACCCAGACCGTGCCATCGCCTTCAAACTCGCCGACGACACGGGCGCCTACGAAGGTCGTCGCGGCTGAAAGCGTAGCCACATCAGCAATCGTGAGGTCGACGTCATTGACCATCGTCTCGCCGCTATCCTCGAAGTCGCCGATGTTCACGTCGATCGTCAGCGAGGTGCCTGGGTTGAACGACGTTATCGGGACCCTGACGATGCCGCCAAGAAAGATCGCGTCCGCGGGAAGCTGCTGGATGAGGATGCCTACCGACGTGATCGCGTCCTCGCCCGCGATGCGCGGCTCGATCTCGACGAAATCGGTGAGGAACTGGAAGAGCTCATCCAGGGTGATCTCGAAGCTCCCGATCGCGCCGGGGGTGTCCGCGGTCGCCACGAGGTTCCCGGTCGCAACCGACCAGGTGAAGCCGGGCGTAGCCGTATTGAGTTGCGCCACCAGACTGTCGTAGTCCTGGGCAGCCGCGCCGTTGATCGTCACCGGAACGGCGCCGCTGTCATCGACGAAGAATGTGAACGTGTAATCGGTCGTGGTCCCGTCAACGGCCGCCTCGATCTCGACGAAGTCGTCCAGGGCCGGGAAGAGCGTCCCAGCGGTGATGACGACCGTCGAGGCGACACCCAAGGTCCCCGACGTAAGCCGCAGATTCCCGGAAACGATAGCCCAGGTCCCGGTCGTGTCGGCGTTGAGCTCGGCCAGGAGATCGGTGTACGTCTGGGCGTCCGGACCCTCGATGCTAATGGGCTCCGACGCGGCGCCGTCGATCACCACGGATGCGGTGTACGTCGTCAGCGACGTACCCGCCACCGGGGCCTCGTACTCGACGAAGTCGGTCAGGGCCGCGAAGACATCGTCCTCGGTGAGGTCGGTCAGGAGAATGGTGCTGCCGGCGCCGCTGGGGGTATCCGAGGTCAGCCGCAGATTGCCGCCGATCAGCGCCCAGGTCGCGCCAGTGGTCTCGGCGTTGAGCTCGGTCAGAAGATCCGTGTAGATTTGCGCCGCCGAGCCGAGCAGCGCGATCCCCTGCGGGGCGCCGCCGTCCACCGAGACAATCGCCTCGTAGATCGTGCTGTCGTTCGCGAGACCAGTGGCGTCTCCACCGACCCTGGTGCCGCCCACGTCGACGACCTGGAAGCCGGCTGCGTCGGGATCGTTCGAGAGCCCGGTCGCGCTGCCGCCGACCTTGGCGCCGCCGACGTCGACCACCTGGAATCCCGCGGTGTCGTCCGCCAGGCCGGTCGGATCAGCGCCGAGGATTGCGCCGCCAACGTCGACGGTCTGCTCGGCCGTGACCGCGCCCTGGATCGGGGTGTCGAAGTCCTCGGCGACGAGCTCACGGTGCAGCACATACTCGACGTAGTTCCCCGCGTCGGTCGAGAACTCGGGCACGGTCTCGCGCGCGATCTCGCCGGTGCCGCCCTCGGCGGCGAGGACGTTGCCGTCCGCGTCGAGCAGTTGGGCGTCGCCCTGGAGCTGGAGGTCCCCCTCGGGGGTGCGCTCGAGCAGTTGCAGGCGCGGGTCATTGACTCGTTCGGACATTGGTGTCTCCTTGAAGTAAACCGTTGCTAGTCGAGGACAAACGGGGCCGCCGGGATCGCATAGGACGCCCCGGAATAGCCGGGCCGGGCCACCCTGCTGAACCTGCTCTCCTCGATCCATCGGCCGTCACTCCCGATATTGGCGCTCCAGTTGAAGCGCTCCATGTTCCTCGCGTCAGTAGCTACCGCGTCCTGAAACTGGCGGGTTGCCACGCCCCCCGAAACGAGGCCGTGGTACTGGTCGTAGGTGCCGGCCACTACATCCCGAACAATGCTCGCGTAGTACCACTCATCGGCGTTCTGGACTCCGACAGCGGTATTGATGATGAAGATTGCCCCAGCCTGATTCCAGACGATGAAGGCAAAGTCATTCTCCGCCCCGGCGCCAGGTTGAAACCACGCAGAATTTTCGCCTGCGGCGGTCAAAAGCTGGACGGCCATGCCTCCGGAGAAGTCCGCCGCGGAGATCCGATAAAACACCTCGTATGTCCAAGAGCCCGCGTGGGGTGACACGAAACTCGCGGCCGTAGCGTCAATCCCCGTGGAGGTTCCGCAGGTCAGTGCCGACCCACCAAACACGCTTTGCGCGGTATCGAGATGGGATTCGGATGCCCCGCCAGCCGCGGGATCCAGGTCCCAGAGGACGGTCGGGACTTCATCGGTCGTCGTGGGTTGGTTGTCCGCCCCGTCGAAATGGGCGAGCATCAGGGTGAGGTCGGCCACGGGCCCGCCACCTCCGGCCTCGAACTTGCCGGCGATGGTCACGCCGAGCTGCACGCTACCGACGCGGTGGAAACGCATGACGGTTAGCCGAGCTCGCCGTTCTCGGGCGTGATGAAGACGAAGCCGGTATCCGTGGCTTCCACCACGATGAACGCGAGGGTGTTGCCCGGCGTGATGTCCGTCAGCCGGTAGGTGCTGTTCGCGAGCAGCGCCATGTCGGTGCCGTCGTCGAGCGCATCGTTGCTGCCGTCCTCACCCTGCCGCACGAAGACATCGACCGTCGGGGTGACGATCGCCTGTGGCGCAAGAATCGGGCTCGACTCCGCGGAGGTGGAGCTCACCGCGACCGCCTCCGAGCGCCCGCCGTTGTCGACGGTGAAGCTGCGGAGCTTGGCCGTCCCCGCGTCGCTGTAGCTGTCCTGACCTGGCATGCTCGTCTCCTTACTTCTTCGGTTTCGACTGCGCCTGGCGCCGCGCCTGCTGCACGGCAGCCAGACCCTTCTGCTTCTCGCGCGCGACGGCGATCTCGCCCTTGCGCTGCTCGTGCTTGACCTGCTGCTGGCCCTGGTGTTTGGCGCGATCGGTCGCTTGCGCGCCGCCATGCTTGGCGCGATCGGCGGCGACCTCGCCCTTGGCCTTCGTGTTCTGGAGCTGCAAGCCGGCCTTCGCCTTCTGCTGCTCGCCCTGGATCGAGGCGCGCTCGAGCTCGCCAGCGTGCTGGACCTGCATCGAGCCCTTCTCGACCTCGTGCTTGACGCCCTGCTGCGTGACCTGGGCCTGCGCGGCGTCCTGCGCCTGGGCGGCCTTCATCTGGGCCTGGGCCTCGCGCATCGCCGACTGCACCTTCGTCAGGGCCGTCTTCATGCGCTCGCGCTCGATTTCGCTCGTGGTGGTGATCTCCATTTCGCGGATCGTCGCCTCGAGGTCCTGGATCTGCTTCTCGGCCGCGTCGAGCGCCTTCTGGCTCTGCTCGAGCGCCTGACTCAGGTCCACCCCGCCGGTCTGCATCGTAGCGGCCATCTCCACCGACTTGGCGGCGGCCTCGACTTCGGTCTTCTCGGCCCCGGCGTTGTCCTTGCGGATCTTCGCCTCGGCGGCGCGCTTCATCAGGTCGGCCTGCTCGGCGGCCTGGGCCTCGGCAGCCTCGCGGGCAGCATCGGCCTGCTCCGGCGGCACGTCCTCCGGCAGGTTGAGCACTCGGCGGATGCGATCGGCGATCTTCGCGCGGTCGCGGAGGGTCGACGCTTCGATGATGAAGTCGGTGACGGCGGCCTGCACCTCGGGCGCGAGGCCCTTCACGAGCTCCGAGAGGGCCGCGAAATCCTGCTGGCGCTGGGTCGGCGTGCTCGGCACCTCCTCGAGCTCGAGCTCCACTTCCGCCATGCGGACGTGGTTCAGGATCGAGGACGTCGTGTTGCCTGCCGCGTCCGTCTTCTCGACGCGCTGGTTGAGGATGATGGTGCGCTTCGCCTTGCCGGAGCCGATCGTCAGATGCTTCTCGCCGGTCTCCAGGTCCTCCTTGACCATGTCCAGGAGGTGCTCGGTGCAGCGCACGCGGCCGAACTGAAAATTGTCGTTCGCGCCCGCTAGGGTCGTGATCCCCTGCTCGATGAGCGAGTTGATCGCCACGCCCGCGCGCGGCTGGCCCTTGGCGGACGTGTCGCCGAGCATCGTCTGGAAGACGCCGGCCGACTTGTTCACCATGCCGACCGCATCTTCGTACATCCACCGCTGCGAGTCGGTGATGTCGAGGTTGGCCTCGACGCGGAACGCCTTGTCGTCGCGGTTCTTCCGTTCCGGGTTCAGCCAGATCGCGGCGTCTGGCCGCGACAGCTCGTCCATCACCTCGTCGTGCGAGTTGTGCGTCTTGTCGATCGCGTCGGAGTCGGCGATCAGGCGCCGCGACGCCAGGTACCACATGATCTTGCTGCGGCGTGCGTTCACCTCGTCCTGCGCCGGCATCATCCGGCGCATTAGGCCGTACGGGACCCCGGTCAGGTCCTCCCGGTAGCAGAAGAACGGGATGTAGGGGAACCGCCCGTGCCGGTACGGCGACGGGACGTCGAACATCCGGTGCGGCCCCATCCACATGGCGAGGCGCACCTCCGGGAACACGGCGGGCTCGACCTGCACCTGGCCCGACAGCAGAGCCGCGATGTGCTCGCGGTTCTCACGATCGAACGGCAGCGTCTTCCCGTGCGCGAGCTTCATCACGAAGCTGCGCTTCCAGACCCGATACCACGTCTCGTAGAAGCGGATCCGGCGGCGCGCGGTGTTGCGCCACTCGAAGTCCGGGATGACGAAGATCCGCTCGTCCTCGAAGCCCTGCGCGAGGTCGGTCCGCGACAGGAGGTCCAGGTCGAGGTCGTTGTGGCCCTGCCACCCGTTGTAGACCTCGTTGATGAGTTCCTTGTGCTCGGGCATCAACATCCGCGCCACGTCGACGTCCTGCCACTTCGAGCGCACCAAGTAGCGCGCGTGCCGGAGATCACGCGAAAGGTCGCGCCAATCCCAGAACATCTCCCGGCGGTGGATGTGAGCAGCCCGGTACGGGTACTCCATCGGGTTGTTCTCGCGCGCGACCTCAACCCAGGCGATGCCCGCCTTGAGCATCGTGCCGTAGGCGTCCGCGCAAGCCTTGTCGAGGTGGCTCCTCCGCTCGGCCTTGTGCAGCCGCGAGCCCAGAACCGAGGCGACCTGCGTCCACTTCTCCGGCGTGTCGCCGGACTCCAGGACGCGCGCGTCGGTGCGGTTGCGCGCCTCGAGGCCGATCGAGACGTCGATGACCGGCGCGCAGATGTTGTAGACGATCGGCGCGATGCCCCGATCGCGCATGCGCTGGAGCGTCTCGTTGTCTAGCTGATTCGAGTCGTAGTAGTCCGCGCCCTTGTCGGACTGGCGCCGCCAGGGCGGCTCCCAGCGGATCTCCTCGAGGACGTTCTGGAACGAGCCAGGCTGCATCCCGTCGGCGTAGCGCGCGAGGCGGTCGTCGGTCGAGCGCAGGTTAGTCTCCTGGCCCTGACTCGTCTCGCCCATGTTGTAGTCCATGCGCTACCTCAGTCGGTTGAAATAGTGGCGCTCTTCGCGCCCCGTTGTTTCAGCGTCCCCGCAACCACGTCTGCTGTGTAGCCGGTCGGCAGAAGTCGACCTTCTTCCAGGCGCGCGAGGATCACCTCGCGCAGCCGTTTCTGATCCTTGCGCGTGACGATGTGCGCAATGTTCTCGGCGCCGTGCCACACGCCGCGCTCTAGCACGAGTCGGTGAGTAAAACCAGACGGGTCCCGCAGATCGAGGGTCATGGCCTCGGCCCGCACTTGTAGATCGAGCCCGGCGCGGGCGGTCCCTTGACCGCGACCACGAGCTCCTGCTGGATCTCGCACGCGGCGACAGACGAGAACGGCCCTTGGATCAGGTCGTAGATGGCGTCTCCGCAGGCGGGGTACATCACCAGCCACAGGAAAATGGCCGACGTCTTCACGCCCGGCTCCCGGCGCGCTCGTAGCCGCCCCGCGTGAGGATGCGGTTGGCGCGCGCGAGCGTCAGGGTGCCGCTCTGCTCGACCAGCTTCCGGCTCTGCACGACGGTCACGGTCCTGATCTGGCCCGTCTTGAGATTGCGGTACTTGACCTTATTCATGCTCCGGCTTTCCAATTAAAACGCTCGCCCCGCTTCTCGCGGGCCTTGCGTCGGGCCGCCGTCGAGTCGGACGACTTGGTCCCGACCAACGGCGCGTTGAAGGAAATCATCAGCGAGTCCGCGCAGTCGGGGCTCGGGAGGTCGAGCACCTTCTCCATGTGCTGCTTCGAGAGGAGCTCGAGCCGTTGTTTGTCGTCGTAGCGGTGCGCGAGCGAGGTGAGCTCGTCCGCGAGCTCGGGATCCGGCGGGATGTCCGCGCCGTCGCCGACCCACTTTTTCATCTTGTCACAGAGCTCGGATCGGCGATCGTGGTACTGCTCCGATCGGTCCGCCTTCGTGCCGACCTCGACGCCGCTCACCGCGTAGCCCCAGGAGCGCAGCGTGTCGACCACGCCCCATCCCATGCCCGTCGCGTCAACCTGCGTCGGGACGTCCGGCTGAAAATCCTCGATCACGTTCGCGACGTGGCGCGAAACCTGCACCAGGTCGGGGATCCGCAGCTTGATCTGCGGCCAGACCTTCCGGCCCTGCCGCATCGTGATGACCGTCTTGCAGCCGCCGTGCCGCGCGACGTCGACCGACACCACCTTCGGCTGGTCCTTGTACGCCTCCTCGGGGAGGTTCTTCTGCTGGGCCGCGAAGACGGCTTCGCTCGAGATGAACTGCGTCTCCGACTGCCGCGGGAACAGGCCGCGCCACCGGACCCGGACGAAGTCACTGTCCTCGCCGTAGTCGTCGATCGCCTGCTGAATCAGGACTTTGTTCGTCAGCCGCGAGGTGCGCGAGTCGATCTGCCGCGTCCACCACCGGGCCTTGAACTTGCGGAAGCACTCGGAGAACCGGCCGTGATTCCGCGTCGGGTTGCCGAACGCGATGCGAATGGCGCCCGGCGTCGACATCGCGCCGTCCGACACCTCCCAGATCATGTCCGGGATCGCCGAGCCCTCGTCCATCAAGAGCAGGACGTGCTTCTCGTGCGTTCCCGCGAACGCCTCCGAGTGCTGCTTCGACCAGGCAATCGCCGCGGCGAACCAGGTCTCCGGAAACGCCTTGTGGTAGAAGCGCGTCGCCGTCCACTCGAACCAGTGCTTGTGGAAGCACCGCTGGTGCCAGCGCGACAGCTCCCGCCACGTCTTCGTCAAGAGCTGGTGCTGCGTGTTCGCCGTTACCGGGATCTGCGGGTGCTCGCGCGTCGACATGAACCACAGGATGATCCACGCGATCAGTGCGCTCTTCCCAACCCCGTGGCCCGACGCGACCGCGATCTGGATGGCGTCAGCCAACGGCTTCATGTCCCAGGTGCCGTCCGGCTTCTCCTCGGTGTTCTCGGCCACCCGGCGCCCAATCTCGAGCAGCACCTCGCGCTGCCAGTCGTCCGGGCCGGCGTGCTCGGAGAGCTCGCCCTTGCCCCAGGCGAAGACGTCGCACACGAACCCGTACGGATCCGCGTAGTAGTCGGCCATGAGCTCGAGGATCTTGAAGTCCTCCTTCGACATCTGCCACGTCGAGTGGAGCTTCCGCTTCACCGACATGGCATCACCAGTGCGGTACTACCGCCACCTCACCGGCAGCTCGAGCGTCACGCCGGACAGCACGATCGCGGCCATCCGGTGCTGCCCGTTCCTCGGATGCCCAGCTCGGAAGCTGACCGGCAGCCCGGCTTCTGAGTCGAAGGTCCCGGCCAGCATCGCGGCGGCCAGCGCCGCCACCCGGCTGGGATTCAGCGGGCGGCTGTTCCTGCCCACCGCCAGTACGGCGGCAGCCCGCTCGGGGGTGAAGAGTTCCCGGACCGTGCAGAGCTCCCGGACCGTGCTCATGGCTTGGCCCGCTCCGCGTCCCGACGAGCCTTCAATGCCCGCGTGCTCTCGAGCGCGCGGATGCAGATGATCCCCATGCACTTCCGCCCGCAGGCCATCCTCGTCTCCGGGCAGATGGGGGTGCGGTTCGGGAGCTTCACGACCTTCACTTGCCCCTCCGGCGGGGCCGCCACGGCGGCATCGGCACGGGCTCGAGGCGCATCTCAGTACCCCGCCGGCCGCTTGACCGAGCTCAGACCCGGCGACTGCCGGCGGGCCTTCTTGCGCCGGCGCCGCTTCGGCGGGTTCGCCTTCCGGTAGGGCGGATAGGCGCTCGAGGCGTTCTCGGGCACCGGCACGGTGGACTCCTCGGGCATGTCAGTACCCGTACCCGCCGGTCCGGTCCGGCTTCAACGAGTCCCGGAGCTCCCGGGACTCGGACCGGCGCGTCTTCCGGCCCTCGGCCGCGGAGCGCGCCTTGGCGGCAGTAACCGCCTCGTCGACGGAGTCGTACTCGGCCGTGTCCGGCAGCCGTTCCCCGGCCTTCGGCGTGTCCTTGCCGTAGACGTTGTGCCACTTCCCGGAGGGAAGCTGCATCGTCTCGGACCGCTCGTGGCTCATCGGCCCCTCCGCTTCGCCGCTCGGCGCGCGCGACGGCGGTCGGCGGCCAGGAACCAGGCGCGCACGGAGGCGGCGATGATGGTCAGCCGGAAGGTGCCGGGACCCACGGGCTTGCTGGCGTCGTTCATGCCCCGTACCCCGTGCTCTCGTCCCGCTTGAGAGCGTCCCGGAGCCCGGCCGCGTCGGAGGCCCGCTTTCGGATGGCACCGGCGTCCTGGCCGGTGACGGCCTTGTAGGTGACGTCGGCGGCGCTCGAGGCGGCACCCTTCACGGCCTCGGCAGCCTTGCCGGCGGTGGCGGCGTAGGACTCCCTCACCCGGCGCACAGCCGCGGACCAGGGGGTCTCGCCCGCCTTGTCCTTCGGCTTGTAGGCGGCCGTCTTCGGCTCGCGCACATCCGACCACGCGCCCCGCGCATGATCGGCCGCCATCTGATCTCGGTCCATCGCTGGCCGGTCTTTTGCCATCTGCAACTCCTTGGTTAGTAAACGATTACCGTACCGACGCGCGCAACGGGGCAGCGTACGGTAAAGCGTGACGAATCAGGGGGTCCCAGAACAGGGCGCTGCGTGCCGGCGGCTACCCGGCGGCGAAGACCCCGGCGGAGCCACCCGCGTCATCGACACCCCGCCTGCCGCGCCCTGATCTGGAACTCCGAGAAGCCGACCGACGGCACCGGCAAGGCCCTTTTCAGGGCGGCCCGAGGCGCCTCGGCAGGGCGCGCCATCTCGAGCTCCGGCACCGCCGGTCGGATCATCGCGCGCAGGACTCTTGCGATCGCGCGCAGCAAAATCGTGTGACGGTACTGCCCTGCGACCGGGTCCCATCACCCCCGGCGGGGGTTGCCTCCGAAACACCGGAAGAGGACCCAACCTTCCCGTCTCTCGTGTTCGGGAAAGTGAGGGGGTCGGAGGTAGAGGGTCCTCTCTCCCACCCGAGCCGGAGCCACAGTTCGCTTTGCGCGCACCCCCTGGGGGGGGGGCGGGGTCAGGAAACGGGACTCCGGGGGCTCGGCAACGCAGGGGGCGCGCTGCCTCCCCCTCCCTTGAGTCGTCGTCCCCTGTTCTCCAGCATCAGCTTGACGATCTCGTTGTTCCCGTCATCACCCTCACCCGCATCGTTTCGTATGTCATGCGCTACACGCCTGGCCTCGGTCACATGCACCGTGCCCCCGCCGATCGAGCGGTGAGCCGTGGCAGCAATGTCCTTCAGGACAGTGACCTGCGCATCGAGGCGTAGCAACTGAGCCAGGCTGCGCGCGAGCGGCGCGTGCTCCTTGCTTGTAGCCAGGATGCTACATGCCTCCTCGATGATGGCCCTAACACCCTGTTCGCTAAGGACTTTCAGCGCCCCGAGCATAACGGCGGCCGTGTCGGTGAGGTCCGATGCCAGCTTGAGCGCAGCGGCCAGCTTGACCTTGTGGTCCGCGATCACGCCAGCCTGTTCGGTGGCGACAGCATCGACGGCTTGCTTCTCGGTCTTGCGCCTCTTGGCCGGCGTCAAGGATCCAAAAAACGCAGGTGTCAAGGGTGTGTCAAGGCCCGCGCTGTCAAGGGCTGTCAAGGGCTGACCGCTGCTGTCCTTGAACCGATGCGGTGCGGTTGCTGCTTCTGTCGTCAAGCGCGCCCCCTCATCGGCGCGCGCCTTGTCGAGCACGTCCTGGGCGACAAGCTCCTCCCGCCTCGCGACCACGCGCCCGGTGAGCCGGCGAATCCACCCCTGCTGCTTCTGGAGCTGCTGGGCTCTCTGCCGGCTCATGCAGTACTTCATCCCCAGCGCCGCGAAGGACAGGCCGGCTTCGTAGTCTGCTCTCATACGGTCGAAGAGCACGATCCGCTGCGCAAGCGCATCAACCGTATCTTGGGTGGCCGGCGCCCGCGCGGGGTCGTGCTCGCCCGCGGCCTCGACCTCGTGGATGATCCGCTCGGGCTCGGACTGAGCCAGCGGCGGGACCGACTCGTCAGCCGGTACGTCCTCAAAGGCGTCGGCTGGGAGCGGCGTCGTGGGCGGCGGTGAGCCATGCCCTTGCAGCAGCGCGTCGCGAGCGGCGGCTGCCTGCTGCACCGCGGTAAGGGTCTGGTTGGTCATTTTCCAAGCTACCTACCATGCCGGTCGGTCATCGGGGCGCTGGAGCGCGTCCTGGCGCGCCTGGCAACCATGTCGCGGTTCCGACGCCTGACCTGAGAGTGGCGGTATTCCGTCACTTTCGCGCCGCCGGTGGCAGTCCAGAAGATCAGGCCCGCAATCGCGAGGACCGTGTAGATCGCGCCCCGCCACAGGGCGTCCGTCGTCCCCTCCCATGCGCGAAAGGCGACGCTGCGCGGCTCGTTCTGCATACGGCTGGGGCTCACGCCGGGGTCGCGCCGCCGTGGCAGTCGCATGTCCCCGCCGGCCTCCCGCACACGGGACAGTCCATCGCGCCCCAGCCGGGCACGGCGAACGTGACAGGGATGGCGGGGTCCGGCCCCGGCTTCATCGCGGACCAGACCCGAAGCTGCGACAGGAGCGCGCCGGGCCGGCGCTGGGCGAGCGCACGGGCCGCGGCCTTGTCGTCCTCGGTCCACCCGAACGCGCGCGCCACAACCTCAACGCGGGCGAGCGCCTCGCGCATGGTCTCGGCCGTCGATGGTTCGACACGCATCCTTGTGTGACCTTTGTTCACGATCCCTCAATTAGAGGGGCTTGACTTCCTGCCGGTTCCTAGTAATCTGTGACTAGGCAATCTTGCCATATCTGATAAGGCGCACCTAATCGTGACCCAGATCGAAGCACTCCGGCTCGCCGGCTTTGACCGAACGACGCACGTCCCTTTCACCCGCTCCTACCGCGTCGCGTGCTCGTCCTGCGCGGCGCTGGTCATCAACGGCATGCCGGCTCACGAAACCGGCTGCTCCAACCAGACGCACGAATGCCGCGGCTGCAATGCCAGCGTTCCTGCGCGCGTCCGCTACTGCGAGGCATGCACATGAGCGACCACTACACCCTCTACATGACCGGGGCCGAGCGCGAAATCCTGCGCGACGCGCTGGGCAAGCTCACCGCCGAGTATCCCCTCTACGGCGCACGGCACCTGCTCTCCCGCATCACCATGCTCAAACCGCAGCCGGCGCGCGTCGGCAAGGTCGCGCGCAGCTACCCGATCCCCCTAAACCACCAGGAGTAGCCATGAAGACCGTCCGCTTCGCCTTCGAGAAGGAAACGCCGGGCACCTTCCGCTTTACGGAAGTCGATGCCGAAGGCGTCAACGTCCAAAAGGACGACATCGTGATCGGCACGCTCTACGTCCGCAAGAGCGCGTTCGTCGGCCACGCCACGCCGGCAATCGGCTCGCGCCTCCTGGTCACGCTCGCCGTGGAGGGTGCATGATCGCCACCATCCGCAACACAATCGCCCGGCGCGTGGTGCTGTGCGTCGCCTTTCCGTTCCTGGTTGTCGGGGCGTGCGTGGAGGCGGCCGCGCGCGGCGTCCTGGAAGTCCTGAGCGAGATTCCGTCAGCCTTTGCTGGTGCATGGCGGGGGCGCGCATGAAGATCCGCGCCATCCCGCTGATCGTCAGCCGAGACACCGGCGACATTGCCATTGCTTTGCTCGGGGGCGGCGGCGTCCTCGAGCCAGCCCACCATCACCTCAACCACATGAGCGCGGCGCGCGAGGCGCTAACCGCTCACCCCAGCGCAACGCACGTCATCACGAGCGAAGTCCGCACCGGCTTTACGGTCGCCTGGACTCGCGGGCAGGCGTTCGCATGAGCCCCGCCGAAATCGAGCTTGCCCGAGAGGTTGCGGTACTCGCGTTCATCGCGTGCCCGCTCTGGATTATGTTTCGCAAATGACCGGCATCCTGATCGCGCTCGCGCTCGCCGACTTCTTCACGTCGGTCCTGTTCCCGGTCGCGGCCACCTGTGCCGCGCTCTTCGGGATCGGGGCCGGCATTCACCTTCTGAGAGGACCGCAATGACATACATGGACAGGCAGGACGTGCTCAACCGCGTTCACGCGCATCTGATGGCACAGGGCGTGCCCTGCGGGCGCATGGAAGAGGCCAACAATTTCGAGGGTGAGACGCATTCCATGTTCAAGTGCCGCTATCGGGGCGACGCCTACGACATGCCCGGCCTCAAGTGCGCCATTGGCGCGCTCATCACGGACGAGCATTACTACCCTGACATGGACATTGAGGCCATGCCCGTGGTCGCGGTGCTCGACGAGGTTTACGCGAGCCTTGGCGTAGAGCACGAGCGCCAAGGGGATCGCTTCTTCCTCGAAGCACTCCAACGCGTTCATGACAAATTCCCGCCGGCCGAGTGGCTGGATCGGCTTGCCGCCGTGGCTGCCAAGTGGGAGCTGACCGCTCCGGGGGCCGCATGAACAACGCTCTCGCTATCGGGCGCACCCCTTGGGGCCGCGCCGATCATCGCTCCGACGTTGCGAAGGGGATCGTGCGGGTATCCACGTCATCCCATGGCGGCTACTACATCACCCCCGCCAAGATGGCTGACATGCCCGCCGCGCTGCGCGCGATTCGCTCACCATACGTCGATGCAACCCATCCCGCCGTCGGCGGCTTCGGGCTCGGCTGGTACGAAGAAGACTGCGATTGGATCATCGTCGCCCTTGCCTTCCCCGAACACTTCCCGCAGGACGCGCTGACCGCCGCCATTGCGATGGCACGCAACGCTCGCCAGCCCGGCACCAGCTACGTCGCCTACCTCGCGCCCGCTGGCGCGTGGCTCGACAGCGACGACCCGCGCGCGAAGCAGGTCCACTACCTCGCCTCGCTGGACGAGATCAGCCGTGAGCGGTACGCCGCTGCGCTCGCCCGGCACGATGGGCAGCCGGTCTATGGCCCGCTCGCCGCCGTAGCCCGCAACGACGCGGAAGACGCGCAGAGAGGCATCTGATGAGCACCCGAGCCGCCTACGCCAAAGCCATCCGCGCGGCGATCAAGTCGCCGCTCACGGACGCCGACGTGGCCGAGATCGAGGACTGCATGCGGCACGTCATCTTTCACAGCACCCTCGATTGGCAGACGAAACGCCAGTTCGACAGAGGCGCGCGTGACGCCTGGAGCACCGTCCAGTACGCCCGCACGCCCGAGGGTCGCAAGCTCTTGGGGGAGACGCCCGCATGATCCGCGCCAACGCACGCGAGACGCTGGGCCTCATCCTGATGCTCGTCGGCCTGGGCCTCCTGGGCGCGACCGTCAAGGCCGCGGGGGGCTTCCACCCGCCGCCGCCGGGGCGCTATGGCCTGTTCGATCCGTCGATCGTCTACGAGGCGCCGCGTGCGCCGAGCCGCGTGCGCCTCTCTTGCCCGGTCAAGGGCGTGATCCTGCGCCCGCGCGAACTCGCCCACATCGACCCATACGACGGCGAGCATGACGGCATGCCGGACGAGTGGTTCTTCCCGGTCGGCAACGCCACTTGTCACGCCACCTGAGAGGAGCAACACGCATGAAGCCACAACCATTTACTGCGGTGCTCACCGCCGCGGCCGCGCTCATCGACAGCGGCTGGACGACTGGCGCCTACGCCCGTGACGCCATGGGCGCGGATTGCCTGAGTACCGAAGCCGCGGCCCGCTCCTGGTGTGCCGACGGCGCCATCCGCGCCGCCGCCTGCCGGCTCTCGCTGCCGCATGCCATCGTCGACGACAGCACCCGGCGCGTGCTGGCACATCTTGGGCTTGAGCTGTCGTCCGACCCCGGGGGAGACCTCGTGCTCTGGAACGATGGGCGCGGGCAAACCGCGGCCGCCGTCGCCGCCGCCATGCGTGCGGCCGCGCGGGAGGAGTGAGCATGCCATTCACCCGCACCGATCAGAAAGCCGGCCTGTGCTGGCGATTCTACTATCCGACCGAATTCAGCATGCACCCGGACTACACGGCGCACGCCGGACAGATCGTGCTGTGCCTCCGCAAATGCACGCCGGAGGAAGCGGACGGCCCGGACGTTGATCCGAGCCTTGAGCAGATGTATCACGTTCGGGCGCACGATGGCTGGGAGGGCGACGCCTACGATAGCGAGCTTGGGCTGATCGTGAGCCTATCCGCGCGCGAGCGCGACGACTGGCCCGGCCTTGGGGACTTCCCTGTCACATCAGGAGCACCAACATGAGCACACACGACCTCACGACCCGCGAGGGCATCCGCAAGCACCTGATAGGTGCCGGCGCACGCCTAGCGGACGTGCGAGAGGCATGGGACGCCGCCGCACAGGACGAGACCGAGGGCACCCCGGAGGAACGCGAGGAGATCACCCGCCAGCTCAACGCGATGGACGACCTCCTGGACGTGCTCGACAGCCTCATCGGTGACTACACCGACGAGGAAGAGGAGGAGCCGCCGCTGTGAAGATCATCGAGCCCACCATCCCCGTGCGGCTGCGCGTCTCGGTAGACCGCGCGCCACGCGGCGCGATCTTTCCGTTCATGGCGCGCGTCTACTCCTACGGCACGGGCGACCACCACCCACTCTCACTCTGCGCGACATACGGTCGCAACGAGGACGAGGCGCTGCACAACGCCGTCCGGGCGGCACAAGGAATACTCAATCGCCGCTACTGCGAAACGCCCAACTACGGCCGTGAGTCGCAGAGCATCGACAGGCACTATTCCACCGGCTTCGCGCGGGACGGCTACTGATGCGCCGCCGCAACGAGTCGTCGGTGCTGTTCTACCCGATCATCGTCGGGATTATGGCAGTCGCCGCCTGGATATTTTGGCGCGCGCTCGCCTAGCAATCGGTTACTATCGGAGTCATGCAAATGAACTGGTCCAAATACCCGCAGCGCATGGTCAAGCGCGTGGTAGAGGCGCGGCATCAGCCGCGCTCGACGCACACTAAAGACGCCGCGAGCTTCTTCGCCTACGCCGTCATCATCGGCGGCATCGGCATCCTGTTCTTCGTTCTCGCGCTCGCGCCGGCCTTCTTCGACGAGCGGTGCCACACCGATACCGAGTGCGTCGAGGCGCACCCCGGAACCAATGGAGACCCGGAATGAAACCTTCCGCCATAAAGAAGCCTTCGACGGTCCTGTTGTACGCCGCCAAGTTCATCGAACAGAACAAGGATGCGACCATCGGCGCGTGCGTTGCTACGGCCCTAGCCCGTAAATGGCTTTGGGGCGAGGGGTGGTCCGAACACTACATCGAGTCTTTGCGGGCCGAGCGCCGCGCCGACGCAATCATGTCGGAGCTGTTCGAGGCAGACGCGCGCACCGACCTCGAGTTTGAGGAGAGCCCGCCACATTACTGGCTCGGGCCGTTGGACGAGGAGCATCGCGGCATCCGCATCCTCGCGTGCCTGTTCGCTTCCCTGGTCGCCAAGGACCGCGGCGAATGATCCCGCTCTGCCCCTACTGCAACCTGCCGCTGACGATGCTTCACGCCTACTTCTCATGCGCCGATCGCGAGAAGGCTCGGCTGCGCCAGATGAGCGAGGCGCTCGACAAGATTTTTGGCGCCGCTCCGGCGCGCGTCATCACGGCTCGCGACGGGCAGGAGCGCGCCGAGTGAACCTCGACCCGACCATCACCACCGGGAGCGTGCGGCAGCCAATGCCGTGGCTCTTCATCAACTTCGAGACGGGCGTCGTCCTGCGTGTGCTTCACGGCAAGGTGACGAACGTAGCGAATATCACTCCGATCGCATCGGTGCGCAGCGTGCGCGCCGAGGTGCTGGAGAGGTTTCGTACCACCCCCAACGTCTACAACAAACAGCAAGGCCAAGGAGTCCCTCAACCATGAAAGGAAATCCTCAAGTGAAGAGCATCACCACCATCATCGTCGCGCTCGCGCTGGCGTTCGCGTCGGCCGCGTTTGCCGGCAACAACGGCAATGGCAATGGCAACGGCAACGGCAACAACGGCAACAACGGCGGGAACGGCGGCCAAGGTGGGCAGGGCGGCGAAGGCGGCAAGGGTGGTCACGGCGGGAAGGGCGGCAACGCCAACAACTCCGTGAACATCGGCAACGGCTTCAACAACTTCTCGCCTTCGTCACACGCCAGCAGCAAATCATCGTCATTCGCCGCTGCGGCAGCCGCTTCGGTTGCCAAAGCCACCGCTCCGACTACCGTCGCTCCGGTGCAGACCGTTTCCGCCCCCAGGCAGGCGGCATCGGTTTCGCTCGGCGCGGCTGCTCCGTCGGCGCAGTGCCGGATCTCAGTCGGTGGCGGCGTCTCTGCCATTTGGGGCGGCGTTGCCGCGAACGGCTCCGTTCGCGACTTCATCTGCTCGAAGCTGGACCTGGGTGTGAAGATGGTCCACGTCGGCATCCAGACCGAGGACACGTCAATGGTCGCCGAAGGCAAGGCCCTCATCCGCGAAGCGCGTGCGGATCTGGCGGCCGAAGCCAGCCCCAAGTTCTCGACCGACCAGGGCGAGGTCAGCCCTCAGTAGGTTGCAAGCAAGGCGGCATCGAGTTTCCGCGAGGCGACCCGCGCTGCCGGTAGTCCCAGGCGTCCTCCCACCACGGGAGGGCGCCTCCAACTACCACCACGACGAGGAGAACAGCATGCGCTTCGATACCACATGGGAACAGACCGGCCCCGCGGACGCGCCCTGGGCGCGCCTCACTGCGCGCGAGAAGCTCACCATCGCGATCGGCGTGCCGATGCACGTCGAAGCCTACGCGGTAATGGGCGACACCGCCGAGCCGGCTCACGAATTCGTCAGCGACGAAGTCGCTGCGCTCTACTCGATCTACGATCAGGCGATGCGCCGCGCGTACATCGACGGGCGCGAGTACCTCATCTGCGCGTTCCCGCATGGCGTCTAAGCCCGCGCTTCGCTGCTACGTTTGCGGCAACGCAGTGCCGGATCGCTTTCGGCTCGTCTCCATGTCGCGTGACGTAGATCGCGTATTCGTCGTCCATGACGGGCGATGCACCGATGTGCTCGCCGACGACCTGTGCGTTTCGATGTTGGTCCGACAACTAGGGGAGGACGTATAGCATGGCGAAGGTCATCATCACCATCCAGGACCCGGCGGCGGACGCCGACCAGACGAAGGTGGACATCTGCATCCAGTTTGAGCCGGTCATCAGCGGCGGCGAGGACGCCCTCCTCACCATGGCTCAGTCCGTCGCGATGCGAATGATCGAAACGATCGTTGGCATGGATCCCCAGGTCAACAGCGTCGAACGCTACAACGAGGCGGGGGAGAAGCTCACATGAAGTGCCCGACCTGCGGGGCCGTTCAGGTCCCATCCCTCGCCGTCGATGCAGCGCAGGAAGTCAGCCCCGGGGGGCGCCTGGAGCGGCGCATCGTCGCCAATCTGATCGCGCACCTGGACGCCGCGGGCTTCGCCCTGATCGCCGTGGACGATGGCGGCGATGAGCTGGAGCCAGCGCGCGACATGAAGACCGCGATGGAACTGGTCTTCAACGTCGATTTGGCCTACCTGATCTTGACGAAGGACGTGGGGCGCAGTCCGGCAAGTCAGCGCCGGCACACGATCACCCTGGTCCTAGGCAATGGCATCGACGTGATCTCCGACTGGACGTTTTCGGAGAACGACCCGGACGGCTTCAACGCCGCGATGGAAGCCTTCGACGTGGAAGCGCTCGCATGAAAACGTCCGACGTCTACTACTGGCTCGTCGCGGTCCCACCGGGAGTCACGTTCGACGGCGTGCATTACGACATGCGCGTGACCTACGCTCGATACAGCTCGAAGTCGGCATTCCTGGGATTCCATGCGCCGATCGCAGGGTTCGAGAGTCGGCTGGCAGCTTACCGCTTCGCGAGGCGAAACATCCCTCTCGACATTAGGCCGCTATTGCCATGAGCGGCGACCGCTACGATGACCCCAACGAGGGCAGTCCCAAGAACCGCCGCAGCGAGATCATCGCCATCATCGTGGCGATCGCCCTGCTCGTGCTGCTCGAGTTGCTCTTCGGGCCGAAGTGGTGAAGCCCGCGCGCTAGTCCTTGATCGGCGGGGCGCTCGCGCGCTTCTTGCGCTCCGCGTCCTTCAACAGCTTCTCCTCGATGCTGCCGGCGGGCGCAATGCGCTCGCCGAGCCCTGGTACCGGCGTCGGGGCGGGCACATCGCTCAGAGCCCCGATTTCGCCGCGGCGCACGCGCTCCTCGATCTTGCCTTTGCGGACGCCCGCCGGGGCGTACACGTTCAGCGGGCGCACCTTGTCGGGCATGTTGAGCTCCAGAAATGGAAGCGCCGGCGGGAGCCGGCGCTGGGTAGATAGCTCCGGGAACCCGGAGGGCGCCGTTCAGTTGGGGCGAGCGCCGTCCCCACGAGCAGAGTATCCCCCTACTAGGGACCGGCGTCAACCACGTCGAGTGGAAGCGTGACTTTTTCCGCAAACCGCAGGCTATGCCACAGATCGCACTTCGTCGCGGCCAGGACCGAGCGAGGATCGCTGCTTCCTGGCCTGCCGGCCACCCTCCAGGCCCGGTGGACCTCCCTCCAGGAAGAGCGCGCCGCCCCCTCCTTCAACCACTTGAATTGCTTTGGGTTTACGACAATCAAATACTCGGAACCCCACTCAGCGGAATCGATCGCCGCCCTCATGGCCTCGATGTGGCGGATGGTGATTTCGCTGTAGTGGCCGACCTGCCCGGCGAACAGTGGGTGAGTTGGCTTTGGCTTAAATGCCCAGGCAGGGGCGACCAACCCCAACCCGAGAGCGGCAAGGAAGCCTCGCCGGTTCATGGGGCGTACCTCTCCCACCTCTCCGAAAGCGCGCGCACCACCTCCCCGAACGTAGCCACCGGGACGTAGGTGGATCGGTGCCAGTAGTCAGACCTCACGGTGACGAGGTATCCGGTCCCCGACTTGACCCGCCGCAGCGTGATTCGCGGCCGGATGGTCATTTCAGCCAAGCCAAACATCGCCGCGGCGCCGGACACCGGCAAGGACGTTCCGCTTCGCGCGGGCCAGGACGACCTCGAAGCCCTCCTGCAACACCACGAACCGCCACTTGTTGATGCTCAGGCCGTACTCGTCCTCGAGGGCGATCTGCTCGGGGCGCACGAGCCCCTGGATCACCGCCTCGATCGCGCTGGCGCGGCGGACGTCGATCTCGTGGCCGTATGTCTCCTCGAAGGAGGCATCCACGCTGCCATGCATCCCGCCGGACAGGAAGCCCGGCGAATGGTCGGGCAGCCCGAGCCGGCCCCGGACGTTGTACGCCCGCACCCAGGCCGCCCACTGGATCAGGGCGAGCTCGATCGCCGGCAGGAGGTCCTGGTGAAAGGCTGCCATCACATTACGTCTCCAACGTCATCGTCTGAGGGGGCCGGCGCGACCTCGCGCGCGGCGAACTCCGCGGCGGTGGCGGCGTTCTCGGCGGCGTCGGCAGGCAGCGGGGGGTGACGGGTGGGGCTCGAACCCACGACGACGGGGGCCACATCCCCGCGCTCTACCGACTGAGCTACCGCCACGCCACGCCGTCCGCCGACCGGCGGCGGATTCCGCCGGACAATCCCCTGGAGCACCTTCGAGGTGCGCTGGTTGACCTCGTCCTGGAGCTCCTGGGCCGTCATGGCGGACAAGGGCGGCCGGAGTTTGATCCCGCGGCGGATCGCTTGCCGGGACGCCCACAAAACCACGTCGGGATCGGTGAGGCGCCCCTTGCGCCCGCCGGTCCAGTTACGGACCGTGTCGCGAGAGACCTCGAAACCCTCGGCGTTGAGGGCCTCGGCGAGCGCCGCCACGGGCCGCTTCGGATCGAGCTGGAGCCCGATCGAGCGGAGGACGTGCGGCCAATCTACGCGGTTCACGACTCGCTCTTGGCGACCGGCTGGTACAGGCCGTCACCGGGCTTGAAGGCGTCGCCGGGTCCCATCTGGACGCCTTGCGCAACCCCGCCGGCGAGGGGGGGGCTCTGTTGCTTATCCCACGCCTCCTCGACCCGCTCTTGCCGCGCGGCGATCTTTTGCTTGTCCCACGCCTCCGCGAGTTCCCTCAACCCGTGCGGCTTGCGCCACGGCTTGGTCCAGCCAGCCCGGAAGCCGCGCTGGTAGGCAACCACCCATCCGAATGCGATTCCGGCCAAGAACGCTACCGCCAACCCCAACGTAACCAGCATCACGCTTTCCACTAAATCACTCCTTCACGAGTTGAATTTCAACACCCCAGCCCATAGGGCTCTGGTCAACGTCATCAGGATGTGGTCGCTCTGGAGCCCGTGCCGGCGCTCCCACAGCTCCACGTTTTGGTGCAGGGCATCGTGGCAAGCCCGCGCGAGCGGGATCGTCCACCAATCCGGCACCTTCGAGCCCGCGACAGCGAAGCCCATGAGCTTAGGGTGGTGCGGGTCATCCGCCGGCTGCCCGCAACCGCAGCAGCACTCCAGCGTCTTCACCCATCGGGTGTAGTCCTCGCACACCAGCCGGCCGACATAGCCGTACTGGAGGGCGGCGCGGAACGTCAGGCCGGGAGGTAGGAAACTGCTGGCCATCGCACCCTCGGTTGCTGGGTCATCCACGCCGGGAAGTCCGCCATGTTCAGCACGAACACCTTGCGGTCGCGCTTCAAGCTGTGCGGCATCCCTCGACTGAGGTAGCGCGTCGAGCCGATCGGTCTAGTCACGGAGCTTGATCCCTGGCGCCTGCACGACGCCGTTGAGCAGCAAAATGGAAACGATACGCACCTGGTCCCCCTCCCATCCGTGGACCTCGATCTGCCACCCAGCCGCGAGCAGCCGCGCCGTCGACGGCAGCCCGATGAGCTTCCGCACCCGCGCCGCGACGTTGCCGCCGTTGTCGCTGGTCGCCTGCACGAGCAAGGTCTCGCCGACGAACCACGAGTGCATCCTTGGACCCACTGGCCGCGCCGAACGAATCGCCAGAACATCACCGCCCCACAGATCCTTGGAGCGGCGCCCGCGGATGCGATGCTCGACCGTCTCGATCGGGTCGTAGCCCAGACCGCGGAGTCGCACGACGCTGCGCTGATTCGGGGTCATGTCATCAGGGGGACGTAGTGCATCGTGCGCGGAGCCGTAAACGCCTTGGCGCGCGTCTCCGTAGGATCGCGTCCAAGCAAGCGGCAGCACCATGCGAACCCGTATGGACGCTCGCTGTCGCTGAGTAGCCAGCCGCGCGCGTCCTCACGCATGCGCTCGATCGGCGTCAGCGGCAAACCCGGCCGCGCCTTGCGCCCACGACGCTTGCGGTTGACCTCGGTCCAGGTGTTGATCCGGCTGTCGTTGACGCCTTGATTCAACATCGTCGCCGCGAGGCGGACGTACGGAATCACCTCCAGCGGGCGCTCGTGGATGAGCTCGAAGTCGACTGCGGGCCGGAAAGAGCCCTCGGGCTGCGCGTTGTTGTAGGTGACGTACATCAAACCACCCGCGACTCGAGGTGCTTCGCGTAGGCGACGCGAAGGTGGTTGAAGCGGCGCAGCGCCAGTTCGTCGCCATCCACATCCTTTCGGGAGTTGACTTGCAACAGGTCGAGCACAACCTTGCGCGCCCGGGGCTCCGCGTTCTGGAAATCGTGCTTCAACCACAGCGCCGGGTAGATGTGGGCGAGCCAGGTCTGAAACACCGGCTCCCGGCAACGGATTACTAGCCAGGCACACGCCGGGCCGCTCGGCTCCACAACCGGCTGCGCCCGCCCGACGGGCTCGGAAGCCTTAGGCGCAGCCGGTGTGGAACCGAATGACTCGTCGTCGAGAACTTCCATCATCACGACGGCGAGCCGCTGTCCTGCCATCTTGCCCTTGCGGGCGGTCAGGTCGCGGAAGCATTCGAGCGCCTCCGCGTCCGGCAGCCAGAGCGTCACCTTGGACCCGCCGTTGTGCGAGTCCTGCCACCCGGCGAGCTGCATTTCGCCGATGAAGACCAGCGATCTCCCCGACCCGATGGCCGCGGAGATTCGCAGGAAGATGTCGCCCTCGTGGCTCACTTCTGCATCAACATGATTTTGCGAGCGAGGGCGTCGCCCCTTGCCAGCATCCCGATCGCGCCCATGACGCCGTGACTGGACGTGACGTTGACGCCGCCCTCGGCTGTCTGCACCACGACAGCGAACTCCGCAACCTTGATGCCCCCGTCGAGGAGGCGCTCGATCGCGGCGTTGATCTCGACGTCGATGACGCTCGAGGCGCCGCGCTGCTGCACGGCTTCCATCGCCGCCAGCTCCGAGGCATCCAACGCCCGGCCGCGCCGCGGTTGCTCCTCGAGCGCCGCGGGGACGCTCCGCTCGTCGCCGACCTGGATGCCTTCTTCGGTAGGTGTGCTCACTGTTTCCCTTTCGCTTTGTATTCGTCCGCCGGCACCATGCCTGCGGGCGTGTAGAAACACCATCCCCGCCTATGCGGGCCGACGATGAACAGCGACCAGCACGGCACGCACGAGAGCGCGGTCAGGCTGTGCCGATCGCAGGCGCGCCGGAAGATCACGGCACCGGCCTCGCGGGTGACATTCCGCACTGGCTCAACCATCACGCCACGCCATGCGTGCATCACGAACGTCGGCTCGTCGAACAGCGGAAGCGCCTCGACGTAGAAGCCCTTGAGGATGATCGACACGTTGGCCCAGGGGTGGTCGTGCAGATACCTGTCCAGGTCGGGGCGCAGCGTGTTGTGTAGCCGGACGCCGAACCAAGGCGTGCGGATCAACTCCCAGCGGCGCATGTAGTGCCCGTTGCCGTCGATGTCCATGAGGTGATCCTCGCGACCGTAGCGGCAGCAGAGCGCGATGAACCAATCCACCAGGCGGGTTCGGATGTTGGCGCAGCGACGGCAGTTCACGTCGACCTCTTCGTCAGCTCCGGCGGCGCGCTCGTCAGCGGCGAACCGATCGCGACCTCACCGGGCTCCTTCGGCGGGTTGATGTGCATGACCGAGCCGTGCAGCTCCTCGCCGAACCCGAAGCGGGCGATGAGCAGCTCGATCGTCTTCAGCGAGCGCGGGAAGTAGACGACGGATTTGAGCCCGTTCGACTTGTTCACCGTGCCCACGATGATCGTGCCCGGGTGCTTGAGCTCAAGCTCGGCGAGCTTCTCTGGCGGGATCATGGGTTGGTCTCGGTATGGTCCAAGTCGAAACGGGTTAGTCGCGTCGGTCTTCGTCAAGGTACTCGAACGTCTTGAACACGATCCACCAGAGCCCAAGCCCGGCGAAGAATACAAGTGCGCCAAACTCGAAAATGATCCAGGCGATCTCCACGATCTAGAATTCCTCGAAACCTTCATCGGTCACTCGGTCTGGCGCGGCGTCCGCCGCTCGATACTCGAACGGCACCGGCTTCCCGGCCGCGGGCCACGGCATCGGCGCGCGGTCTTGGCGCGGCGTGAGCTGACCAGATCGCTTGTCGAAGTAGAGCCCGAGCGTCCCCTCCCACGGGAAATGCCGTTGCTTCCCGAGCTTGAGGTAGACGTCGCACTGCTTCGCGATGTCCTCCGCGACCGTCTTGTCGAGCGCGACCGCCTCTTCGGCCTCTTCCTTCGCGCGGTTACGCCACATGAGCACGACGTTGTCTACCAGGTCCGTCAGCTCGCCGGGGCCGCGCACGTCCCACTTATTCGGCGCACCGTACTGGTCCTCGCCTTTGCGGAGGTGGCAGATCAGGTGGATGTGGACGCCGGTCGATTTCGCAATCCACGCGAGCCGGTCCACGAACGCGATTTGCTGGTCGTACTTGTCGCGCCCGGAGACGCCGCACTTCGTCAGCGAGTCGATCACGATGTCGTGGAGCCGCAGCCGCTCGGCCGCGAGGCGCGTGACCGCAAGGATCTTCTTCGCCGGCACCGTGTCGAGCTGATCGTAGATGAACAGCCGCGACTCCTCGCCGTAGCCGGTCCAGTCGGCGAACATCGCCGCGAACTCGCGCGGCGCCGGGCCGCCGAACATCTGGTTCGCCATCCGCCGCAACGTGAGGACCGGCGGCATCTCCATCGAGGCGATCATCGCCCGGCACCTCGGCTGCTGCCACGCGATCACTTGGCCGATCGCGCCGCTCTTGCCGGCGCCGTTCTCGCCCGCCCAGATCGTCACCTCGCCTGGACGCAGATCGAACTTGCCGTGCGCCTTCCCCCACGGCAGCATCCGGCCCTGCGCGGAGGGATCGGGCAGCAGCAGCTTCGAGCACCAGTCCGACGCCGGCCGGACCTCCTGGAGCTCGATGGCGTCCAGGACCTTCGCGATGTCCGACTCGGTGATGATCTCGTTGAGGACTTGCATGGTCAAATCAACCCGCGCGGTTCTGGCCGGACGGCCGGCGGCTGCTCCTTACCCTTCCGCGACGACCAGGTGTGGCATGCGGCCTGCCAGTCCTTCATCGGGGCTTTGCCGCCAACCTTCCAGCCGTTCGACTTGAAGTGGCTGACGAACGTCTCCGGGTCCACGTTCAGCTTCTCCGCGGCGACGAAGACCCGCACCTCCTCGAGTGAGGGGGGTGTGAACACCGCGCGCGCAGCGCGTGTCTGCTCTCTCTCTCCTCTGCTCTCTCTCTCTGTACGGTGACCGGAGCGGTTTGCTGGCGCCTCGCTAGCACTCTGCTCCACAACGATAAACCCCTGTTTTTCCAGTAGTTCCAGGTCTACCGGCCCCGTGGCCTTGATAGCTGCTTGCACCCAACTTGCATCCATGGGGATACGGTTACTGGTGCGACTTGCTAGCAACCAGATAGCAACGACGTGCGATCGCGCAGCGTCCGGCAAGCGGGTGTAGTGGTAGTCCTCGAGCACGGTGTTGTAGAGCTTGATCCACGGCGGGGAGCGGTCCCGGTAGTGCTGAAACCGCTCGAAGTTGCGGACGCGGAAGTACCGGACGCCGTCGCTCACGCCGCCACCCTCCGGGCCAGGCGATGCTCGCGGGTCCGTTCTTCGCAGAAGCGAGCAATGTCGCGTAGGCAGTGCTGCTCGAACACGGTCTCGGCTGACGGGAAGAAGGCGTAACCGCGCCAGCGGCCGAACCACTTGACCGCCCCGACGGGGATGTGGCCCTGGACGGTAAGCACAGCCCAGGTGTGAGTCTTCGCGCCAGTCCGCTGGACGGCCTGCGTGAAGTCGACAAATTTCCCGTTGTAGTACGACGTCACGCCGCCCTCCCGGCGCGCCGCAGACGATCGGCCGCGGTTCGCACCCGCGCCTGGTCGGGCTCGGAGAGCTTCTTCCCGAGGGCCAGATCCGCCTTCGCGATGGCGATGATGCGTACCTCGTCGTCAAGCGTGCGCCGCTCGCGCCGCGACGGGCCGCCGCCCGGCATGTAGTCGCGCACCTTCACGCCCTCGGGGAAGAGCGATTCCATCGTGAGCCCGGCGGCCGCGACTACGCTTGCCGCTTCGCATCCAGCATGGCAGTGAACGAGCACGCGACCGTCGGGGAGAAACGCGATCGACAGCGAGGGATCGCGGTCATCGTGCGCGGGACAGCGCACGGTGTACTTCCCTCGGCCCGCGGGGCGCGCGCCTGGGAAGTGTGATACGAACGAGGCTTCGTCCATAGGGGTGAAGGTGTAGGATAGGCGTGCTTTACTAGGTTTGCAAGTCCTGATGGCCGACTTGACAGCGCACCAGCCCCGTGGTGTGATCCGCGTGTGACGCTGACGACTAGGAGGTGGTGTGCGCGGACGTAAGCGGTTGCCGGAGGGCTCGACCATGACGTTCATCCGTGGAAATCTCGACAGGCTGCGTGCCGCCCGGCCCTGGCTGATGTCCAGCGTGAAGATCGGCAAGGCAGCCGGCGTGCCGCAGAAGACGGTCAACAACCTCCTCAACGCCCGCCACGATCCGCTGCTGTCCAACGTCGAGAAGGTGGCGCACGCCTTCGGCGCCGAGGTCTGGGAGCTCCTGGTGCCAAATTGCACCGACAACATCAAGAGCGTCGTCTGGACCTACACCAACACCACGGCGGACGGGCGTCGAATCCTCGACAACGCCGTCGAAGCGGCCCGCCGCGAGATCGCGCGCCAGCAGCAGCGCAGCAGAGCCCAGGCATAATTCACCAATCCAAAGGCGGGAGAGCAGCATGCTGACATGACCAAGCAACTGGTTACTACCGCCCCCCCTCCCCTCCCCGAGGACGAGGCGTACCTGCTCAAGATGTACCGCCGCCTGCACCGCAACGACAAGCCGCTGGTCATCCTCTATGTCGAGGCCGCGGCAAGCGTCTCACCCCCCGAACTTCCCCCGAACGTCATCCGTTTCCCGTCCCGTATCTGACGGGTCTTCGACACTAGTCATTTTCTTCTTGACATGAGAGCAACGGTTGACTAGGCTCCGCGCCATGCTCACGTTCATCGTATTCATCAGCCTGATCGCGGCGAGCGCCGCGACCTGGTTCTCCAGGTGAGCGGCGTCTCTCACGCGCTCGCTGGGTTCTTCGGGGGCCTGCTGGTCCTCGGGACCGTCTACCTCCTCCAGCCGCACTACGAGTACCTCGCGCGCGAAGCCATCGAGCGCGTTGAGACCCGCATCGCCGCCGAGGCCGCCAGGATCATCGCGGACCGCGAGGCCGCCGCCAAGAGGGGGAAGAAGTGAGGGCGAATCGGTGAACGACCACAACTTCCCGATTTTCAAGATGGACCGCACGAAGGCGCTCCTGGTCCTCCAATCGAGTCTCTATCCCGGCGCGGCGCTGGAATCGATCGAAATGGTCCTCGGGTGGTGCGAAGCGCGTGGAGTGGACCCCCTAGATAAACCCTGCCACATCGTTCCGATGTTCGACAAGAAGTCGAACGGCTACCGCGACGTCATCATGCCCTCGGTGGACTACTACCGGCAGAAAGCCGAGTCCACGGGCGAGTACATCGGCCTGAGCGACACCGAGTACGGCACGATGCAAACGCTCACCGTCGCCGACTTCACGATCGACTATCCCGAGTGGGCGCGCATCGTGGTGAAGCGGCTCGTGCAGGGCCAGGTCGCGGAGTTTCCAGCCAAGGTGTTCTGGACCGAGACCTACGCCACGAAGGGGAGGGACACGAAAGTCCCAAACGCGATGTGGACGAAGCGCCCCATCGGCCAGCTCGAGAAGTGCGCGGAAGCCCAGGCGCTCCGGCGCGCGTTCCCGAAGCTCTGCGGCGGCCCGACCGCCGAGGAAATGCACGGCAAGGCCCTCAACGATGCGATCGATGTCGAGTCGGTACGCGTCGAGGGGCCGAAGTCCCTCACCGAATCCGCAACGCCGGCAACTGTCGTAGATGCCCCGCGGGTGGCTCCTGTGGCGACTCAGCAGCCGGCCGTTGCGGACCCCGTCAATGCCGCCCCCGTGTCGCAGTCTGTCGCTGATGGTCCTCCTCCCGTTGGCGCGGAACTTCCCCCTGCGGCACCAGGGGCGGCGCCACACACGCCGCTCAAGCCGGCACAGCAACGCATCCTCACCGCGAGCCTGGCCCGCGCCGGCAAGACGGAGGAGGACCTCCGCGCGAAGTACGGCGTCCTGGTCGCCGCGTTCCCGTTCGAGAAGTTCAACGAGGCCCAGAAGTGGCTCTCTGGGGGAGACAAGTAATGGGCTGGTACATCGCCGGATTGGTCATCGTGTTCATCGCCGGCCTCATGGCCGGCTCGAGCAAGGACCAGCACTACTACGACGAGGGCTACAAAGACGGCCGCGGCGGCCGCGGGCCACGAAGCATCGGAGGGTGGATGTGATGGAAAAGACCCGCTACTGCCGAAACTGCAAGTGGTACGACCCGGAAGGGTTGGTGCCGGTGTGCGGGCACCCTGACACTGGCGATCTCGTGACGGGGGCGGCGCGCGGCGCGGACATCGTGCGCCGGCGCGATCCCTGGAGCCCGTGCGGCCCCGACGGCAAGCTCTACGAGCCGCTTTTGATGGCCCCCCCGTGCTGACCTTCACCGAAGTCGGCCACGAGTACCGCTGGTGCGACGCGCTCGTTCCGAGCGTCACTCAGGTCCTCGCGCCGCTCACCGACTACTCGAAGATCCCGCCGGACCGGCTCGCGCATGCGCGCGACGAGGGCATCGCGATCCACCAGATGATCCAGCTCGACGTCGAGAATCGCCTCGACCTCGCGTTGCTGCCGGAGTGGCTCGAGATGCGCTACGTGGCTTGGCTCAAGTTCTGCTCCGAAACCGGGTTCACCCCGCGCTTCTGTGAACGCGCGCGTTACTCCGATCGCATCCGCGTTGCCGGCATGCCGGACCTGGACGGCTTCTTCCGCAAGGCGCCGAACCGGCTCGCCGTGGTCGACGCGAAGCGCAGCTTCTACGCCGGCCGCAACATCGGGCTCCAAACCGCGGGCTACGAATACCTCATCGAGTCCGAGGAGCCGGAGACCCGCGTTCACGAGCGCGGCGCGCTGCGCCTCGACGCGAATGGGACGTACAAGTACGAGTCGTCCAACAACCCGAACAGCAAGCTCTTTTCAGCGATGGACCGCACCGTCTTTCTCGCCGCGGTCGCCATGCACCGATGGAGGACTGCCGCGTGAAGATCTACGACGTTCTGGACCTGCTGCCAATCATCGCCGAGCGCGGCCCGTGGGATGTGAACCTCCTCAACCGCATCCGCAACTCGCGCGGCGAGTGCCCGTTGTGCGCGCTTTACAACGAGATTTACGACGCTGGAGTCGACAACCTCAAGCTCGATGCCGCGCGGGCCGGCCATCGCCTTGGGCTCGCGCCCAATGTTATCGGGCAATTCATCTATGCTGCCGACACCGACGTCAACAGCCGCGCGCGCGAAGTGATGCTCGCAATTCTCAACCCCAGGAGCCTCGCATGAGAACCGCCGCAATCCTGATCGCTCTCCTCGCCCTCGCCGGCTGCGCGACCGGGGAGTCCTACCGCACCACGACCGTCACGCCGACCGGCGACAAGACGGTCTTCGAGGCCAAGCGCACCGGCATCTGGTTCGCCGGACAGGTCCGGCCGCTGACACAGGACGCAGACGCGCTGGAGATCAAGTGATGCCACTCGGACCGGACGACGACAAACGCGAGCGGATCCTGACTGTGGATCCCGCGAAGCCCGACAGCGAGTCCACCGCGCTCGTCGCGCGCGTGGTCGTAGGCCCGGACGCTCTCGGGCTGATCCGCGCCGGCATCAGCACTCTTGCGGTCGCCCAGGCGTACGAGTTCGACTCCCAGGAGATCGCGGAGTCAGCCGCCGCCGAGCTGCGGACGATCGCCGCCCTACGGACTCGCATCGAGGACATGCGAGGGTCGATCACAGCCCCGGCGCGGCTCATCATCGAGAACGCCCGCGGCATGTTCAAGCCGGCGCTGGAGCACTTGGACCGGGCCGAGCTCTTCCTCAAGGACGGGCTCAAGGGCTGGACGAAGCTGCTCGAGGACCGCGCGGCGCTGGTGCGGCGCCAGAACGAGGAGAACGAGCGCAAGGCCCGCGCCGAGGCCGAGGCCCAGGCCGCCGCCCTACGGGCCGCCGCCGAGGAGAGAAGCAAGGCCGAGCTGGCGAAGGCCGCCGCCGCCCAGGCCGCCATGGAGGTCGCACAGGCGGCCGGGAAGAAGTCTGAGGTCGCCCGGCTCGCCGCCCAGGCCGCCTCCGCCACGCAGCGCGCCGAGAACGCTGTGGCAGCCGGAGAGGCTGCCGCCCAGGATGCCGTCCTCGAGGCCGGCGCCGCGACCGTCGTCATGCCCACCGTGGCGACGAAGGTCGCCGGCTTCACCACCCGCGAGCGGTGGGTAGCGCAATTTCAGACCGGCATCGGCGCGGCCCAGGCGATTCGCTTGATCGCCCGCGAGCTTCAGAGCCGGCCAGAGCTGGTCGCCTACCTCTCGCTCGACGAGTCGGCGCTGAACAAGACCGCGGGCGCCCAGAAGTCCGCTTTCAACGTCCCCGGCTTCGTGGCCGTAAACGATCCCGTCGCAGCGCGCGCGAGGTCCAAGTGAGCCTCGGACTCGGTATCGCCATCGCTGGCGTGTGGGCGTTTCCAGTCGCCTGTGCCATATCCCGTAGCGTCACCGGCCTCGGCTTTTGCCTGGCTCTCGCGGCGGCGATTTCCGTCACCATCGTTTTGATCTAGGAGAACCATCATGGACATGAAGCCAGTCAAGAGCAGCAACATCGCCGAGGTCGGCTACGAGCCGCGCACGAAGACCCTCGCGATCCGGTTCAAGGGCAAGGACGGCAAGCTCGGCCGCCTGTACCACTACGACGGCGTCTCCCAGAAGGAGTACGACGCATGCTGCGGCGCAGAGTCGATCGGCGGGTACTTCGCGGCGAACATCCGCAACGCCTTCAATGGCGTTCACCAGCCGGAAGAGGAAAAGAAGGACGGGGGCAAGAAATGAAGCTCCAGCGCCTCAACAGCGAGGGCACGATCGAGGTGTATGCCGAGATCAGGAATTTCGAGCGCGAGGTGAACATCCTATTCGCGCGGCGTGACCCGGTCAGCGACCTTCGGATCTGCTACGCACCAGCGGTGTTCGAGCCGCTGCCGGCGAGCGACGACATGGCGCAGCCGACCATGACGCTCGAGAGGCGCGTGGCCCAGACGCTCCTCGACGCCCTCTGTGGGGCCGGCATGCGCCCGACCGGGCAACCGGACGCGGCGCCGACGATCAACGCCATCAAGGCGCACCTCGAAGACATGCGGCGCCTGGTGTTCGAGCAAGCCTGGTACATCCCGCCGGCCATGCACGCCGCTCCGCTGGAGAAGACGAAATGAAGTTCGCCAACCTGGATCGCGTCCTGTCGCTCCACGCGAAGCTCGTGGGCCTCGCGGCCACGATCGACGCAATGCACGAGGGGCGCGGCTTCGATGTGAGAATCGGTTGCTCCTCGGCTGACGAGGAGCTCCGCGATCTGGCTCGCGGCCCCATCCTGGGCGAGCTGGCGCGTCGCCGCGCCGGCATTCTGATGGAGCTCGCGGAGCTGGGGGTCACGTTCTGATGGAGCTCGCGGAGCTGGGGGTCACGGCATGAACCGCCGCATTGCCCACGCGAAGGGCCGTACCGGGCGTCTCGCGACCTTAGAGATCCGCGAGGCGCTGCACGACCTCGGGCAGCATGCCCTTGCCCAAGACGTCGAGCGCGGCGGCCCGCTATCGGCGGTGCGCGCGCACGAGATCACACGAGCCCTCGCCTACGAGGAGCACGTCCACTACCAATTTGTCTCAATCTAGTCAAGGACTACTATGGCCTCCCTGAACAAAGTCATTCTGATCGGCAACTGCGGGAAGGACCCGGAGACGAAGTACATGCCGAGCGGCGACGCTGTCACCAACGTCAACATTGCCACGACCGAGAAGTGGAAGGACAAGGCCAGCGGCGAGGACAAGGAGCATACCGAGTGGCATCGGCTCGTGTTCTACGGCCGGATCGCCGAGGTCGCGGCCGAGTACCTCAAGAAGGGCGCCGCGGTCTGCGTCGAGGGCAAACTCCGCACCCGGAAGTGGCAGGACAAGAACGGCGTCGACCGCTACACGGTCGAGGTGATCGTCGCGAACATGGTCCTCCTTGGCGGCCGGCAGTCCGGCGACGAACAACCAGCGCCGCGCGTTCAGCCTGCGGCACCGAAGCCCGCACCGAAGCCCGCCACCGGCGGCATGCTCGGCGATATGGACGACGACATCCCGTTCTGATTTGTTCACTAGGAGTAGACAAATGGGCACGAAAGCAAACCCCGGCGCGTTCGACTGCTACGCGAACGCGCACCCGGACGAGCCGATGTTCGTCCTCCTCGGACGCGACCGCCTCGCGCCTACGCTCGTGCGGATCTGGGCCGACATCCGCGAGGCCGCCGGCAAGACCGACCACACGAAAATCGCGGAGGCGCGTGCGTGCGCCTACCAGATGGAGATGTGGCAGAAATATTTGGACCGCCTCACGATGCTGCGGCTCTCCTCGGGGGAGTGAACGTGAACGCCAGGGCCGAACGCCGGAAGCTCGGTGGCCGCCAGGCGCGGAAGGGCCTGCGCACCGCGCGCACAAAGCTGTCGCAGCGGCGAAGGATCGCAAACGCCCTCGGCGCGAAGCGCGCCGTTCGCCGCGGGGCGTAGACCGTAATGCCCCGCTCCGTCTCCATCGCCGAAATGATCGAGGCGCTCGAGCGCGTGGACCAGGACGAGCTGGACGACTACCAGAGCGCCTTCGTGCGAAAGATGACCCCCCTCAAGGCTGACACCACCGTCCTCACCGGCCGGCAGGCCGATTTTCTGGAGCGCCTCTACCGGGAGAAGTGCGCATGAACACAGGCAGCTACGTCCAGCTCGAGCCTGGCTCCACAGAGGAACAAAAGGCGATCGACGAGCTGATCGTGCTCCTCAAGCAATCGCACGCCATCGTGGTGATGTGGCGGAACGAGGACGGGTCGGGCGGCTATCAGGTCCTCGGGTGCCTTGGTCACGCCTACCAGACAGTGCGCGAGCAGGGGTCGGCGCTGCTGTCAGCTATTCGCGCCGGTCACGACGCCGAGAACAACCCCCAGGATCCCACGAAGCTGAACTGACATGGTTGCTAGCCCCGGCTGGGAGGATGAACTCGACAGACGAGTTGCGCTCGAGACCCAGAAGTTACGCGCCGATCTCGCCGAGCTTGACGATAAATGGCGCGTAGCTCATCAGGCTATCGGCGAACTGCGCGGCGATCTCTCGCACGCCGAGGCCCGCGCGATGGTTGCGGAGGAGCGCCTGGCCCGCGCGCGCCAGTTGGCGCAGCAGCTCATCGAGCAGATCACTCGAGACGCGCTCTACTGATGAAAGATGCACGCGACGTGTCGTTCTTCGTGGATGGCGCCCACACCAGGACGTTCAGCACCGACCGGCCGATCGAGGAGTGCATCGCGGCCTACGTCAAGGACGCACGCCTTCGCGGCATCCGCCTGGAAGGCAAGACGGTGCGCGCCGAAGCGAGGACCGGAGAGAATCACCAGGAGGTCGTACCGGACACATGGAGCTCGGGCGCGCAGCGGATGCGGGCTCGACGGAGGAAGACATGAAAGTCGGAGAAGTCGCCTCGATGAGGACGTGCTCGGTCGTCAGTGGCACCACCACCTTCACCTTTCGCTCGCCGAGCAAGACGACGCGGATGGTGTTCCTCTACCTCGGGCACGAGGACGCCAACAACCCGCTCGACCAGGCTGCCCTCGAGGCCAGGTTGGGCATGCTGGGATGGGTGAAGAAGCCAGGAGGGTCCTTTTGATGGTCGAGCCAGGCGACAAGATCACCGCGAACGCCATCGGCGACGCCGGGGAGTCCGTATACAACGCGCAGTGGTGGTTGCTGTTCGCCATCATGGTCGCCAACAAGCCGGCCGAGATCACGGCGCGGAAGCTCAATGAGTTCCTCAGTAAATACCACTGGAGCGTGAACAGCTTGCCGTTCGACGTCGTCAAGGACTTCAGATGCCGCGCCGTCATGGGGGTCTGTCTGCGCGAGGCGCGCACCGGCCAGTACACCCGCATCCAGCGCGCTTTCGAGTACATCGCCGGCTGGCGCACCGGCGGCGATGACCCGCGCCCGTGGTCGCTGGAGTTCCTGGAGGGAATCCCCGGCGTCGGCCCGAAGACCGCGCGCTGGTTCTACATGCTCGTGAACCCGGAGGCGAAGGTCGCGGCGCTCGACACGCACGTCCTCAAATTTCTCAAGGACCAGGGTTTCCGCACCATTCCCAAGACCACGCCGCCGGCCGGTGAGAACTACGTCCGGCTCGAGGAAATCTTCGTGAACATCGCTGACACGATGGGCATGACTCCGGCGCAGCTCGACTTCGCCGTCTGGGCCGCCTACCGAAACGGCTGGAGGATCGTGCCGAACAAGGCGCACCGCGCCGGCCCGAGGCCGCGGTGATGCGCTACAAGATTATGGCCGTTTACTACGACGTGGTGATCGGCTTCGGTATGTTGATCGAGGCCGCGCTCGACGCGGTCGCGGGGGAGTGATGGAGACGCGGGCCGACGCGGTCCGCCGCGCACTCGCCGCGGTCTCCGCGGCCGAGGACATGCTCTCGACGCTGGTGCGCCGCCTCTACCCGGTCGGTGACGGCATAAGCTGGGAGCTCGGCAGCCACCTTCACACCGGCGCGGTGATCCGGCACGGGTACGGCGGACGTGTCTACGTCCGCAACATCGACACCGATAAACGTCGGTGGATCCACCCCCACTGGATCGCATGAATCCCGATGACGTCGAGGTCTCCTGGTTCAGCGGCTCGGGGGCTGGCGGGCAGTACCGCAACAAGCACCAGAACTGTTGCCGCCTCCTCCACAAGCCAACGGGGCTCCGCTGCGTCGGACAGCGCGAGCGGTCGCGGGAGAAGAACCTCGCGGACGCCATGATGCGGCTCGCCGCCAAGGTGCGCGCCCACCTGGAGCTCCCGGATGAGCGCCGGGCCGGCGGCGTCGTGGTGAGGACCTACCACCTCGAGCGCGGCGTCGTCACAGACCACGCGACCGAACAGCAAGCCGCCCCAGGCCCCGTACTGGACGGGCACCTCGAGCGATTCACCGAACACCCCGACCGGGGGACTTCCAACAGACGGAGCGGACGAGCGTAATGACCTCGATCGGCGACAAGGTCGCGCACGTCAAGGCCGCACGGCAATCGCGCGGACACGGGTGCCACTGGCCGGGCTGCGAGGCCCGTGTGCCGCCAGCGATGTGGGGCTGCTTGAAGCATTGGTTCACGCTTCCACGCGCGCTACGAAACAGGATCTGGGCAGCCTACAGGCCGGGCCAGGAGAACGATCTGCGGCCGTCAGCCGCCTACATCGCAGTCGCACATGAGGTGCAGTTATGGATTCAAGCCTACCTGGTCCGCCCGACGCTCCTATAACCGCGAAGAAGCTCGTTGAGACCGAGGGCACCGAGGCGGCGCTTGCTGAGTTTGGCGCGTGGTGCCTCAAAGAGGCGCGCGGCGACGGATACGCTGGCGACATCGACGGCGGCTCGGTCCAGAGCAAGGCGCTTGAGCTCGGCCTGCTGATCGAGCGGGAGGTCACGGAGCCGTGCAGCGAGGTGAGCTGCGTATGCGCCGAGGCAGGCGACTTCCCGGCGACGTGTCTGTTCCTCGCGCCTGGCATCGAGTGACCGCCGCCGACGCCGCGAAAATCCTCGGCGTTGCGCCGAGGACCGTCTACGACCTCGCCGCGCCGCGCGGGCCGCTCGCTTGCACACGGATCGGGCGGCGGGTAGAGTTCGAGGAACAGGACGTAAGGGCGTTCAAAGCGGCGTGCCGGTCTATTTCGACAAGGCAAAGAAGCGTTGGCGATTCCAGCTACGCCGCGCGCTCGCGGGTCGACGTATCCGCCACAATCAACTGCTTCCTGCGGGGTGGACTCGAGCTCAAGCCTTCGAGTTCGAGCGGGTGGAGACTGGTCGCCTCACGGCAATCGCGGCCGGGATCCAGCGCGACGAGCCGTCGATCGACGAAGCGGTCGCGCTCTACATCGAGCACCGGCTCCCGCACCTAAAAGGCGGCCGACAGGCCGCCCAGCACCTCGCGCACGTCCTGCCCTGGTTCCAGGGCAAGCCAATGTCGGCACTTCACGACATCTGCCGACAGTACGTCGCGGCGCACCCCGCCCTCGCGCCCGGCACCGTGCGCAATCGGCTCGCCTACCTCCGGGCGTCCATCAGGTACGCCTGGAAGGAGCACGGGCTCGGGGACGGGGCTGCGGCGACGCGCATGCGGCTGCCGGCGGCGAACAACGCGCGGCACATCTACCTGGTCGCGGGCGAGCTCGAGCGCCTCATGGCGGCGATGGAGCCCGAGGACCGGGCGCTCTGGACGCTGGCCTTCTACACCGGGCTCCGCTGGCGGTCGGACCTCCTGCGGCTCGAGCCCGGCGCCGTGGTGCGCCAGGGGCGCGCGGCGTGGCTAGACCTCGGGATCGCCAAGACCGGCGTCCGGCACATGGTCCCGGTCCATCCGGCGGCGCGCTGGGCACTCGCCTACCTGCCCTTCCGGCGGTCCGACTCGGCCTACTACGAGGCGTTCTGGGCCGCGCGAGACACGGCGGGCCTGCGGCACGTCCGGCCGCACGACCTCCGGCACAGCTTCGCCAGCGCGCTCCTGAGCGGCGGCGCGACGCTCGCCGAGGTGGGCGTCGCGCTGGCGCATCAATCGCTTGCCTCGACGCGCAGATACACCCACCTCTACCCAGCACGTCTCGTCGAAACGGTCAAAAAACTGCCCACCATCAAGAGATAACTGTCAGAAAAACATAGCGTTTTTTCTGACTGGCGATGTACTGCCAGTACCTCGCTGCATGTCCACTATAATGGACACGGCAGGGTAATCAGGCACTTACGCTCCGCGCGGGGCGCGCGGGACGCGCCTACCGCGCCTCGGCGGCCGATTCCTTGCCCACCAGCTCGGTGATCTTCTGCTGCCGGCGCATGATCTCGTCGGTGTACTTGAGGGTCAGCTTCTCGCGCTGGGCCGGCGTGAGCGACTGGTCCGCGAGCTGCCGGCGCAGCTCCTTCCGCGTCTCGTTCACCTCGAATCGCATCTGGCGGATCCTGGCGCCCAGGTCGGCCTCGCCGACGCCGCGCGTGGTGGCCCCGAGGGCGCCCGCGACAGCCTGGCCTACGGTCGTGCGCTGCTCGCCGCCGCGGGCAGTGCTCTCTTTCAGGGCGTCCGTGAGCTTCCCGGAGATCCAGCTCACCGGGTCCCCGAGGTCTATGCCCACGAACCCGTGCGACGAGATGATCGGCGGCAGGGCCATGTCCATGACGTAGGTCAGCCGGGCGAGCCACTGGATGTCCGGCGGCGCGCCCGCGGGGGCGATGTCGCGGCCGGTAAACTGGTCCTTCCCGGTCGCCGCAGCAATCATCAGGTCGGGGATCGGGCCGGACAGCAGGCCCAGCGACTTCGCGGCCTGAGTCAGCTCGGCATTCTTGAGCTCGTGGATCGCCTCCTGCCACATCGACCAGGGCAGGTAGTACGACACGTCGACGAACTGCCAGCGCCCGGTCGCGTCCTTGAAGGGCAGCATGTAGACGTGGCCCTTGCGCTGCCAGTGCTCGGGCAGGCGCTTCTTGAGCTCCTCCTGGTCGTCCGGGTCAACGCCGGTCAGCGCGGCGATGGCGTAGGGAAGCCCCCAGGCGAGGGCGACATAGGGGATCATCCGCTGCGGGTGCAGCAGCATCGTCTCGACGATGCGCGGCAGCACTTTGATCGTGAAAGTCAGGAACGGGGCGCCGATCGGCGCGCGGCGCGCCCAGCGCAGCGTCTTGCCGACCTGGGAGTAGTCGAACAGCCACTTGTTCGCCTCGAGCATGGCGTCGTCGGCCGAAGCCTCGTTACTCTCCTGCTCGTGGATGAACTTCGCGAGCTTGCCCAGCGCCTCGACGCCCTGATAAAAGTCCCCGGCGCCCTTCACGATCTTCGCGCCGACGGCGGCGAAGTGCATGAGCGACATGGGGCCGCTGGCCTTGGCCCGGAGGTCGAGCATCTCCGTCTCGATCTGGTAGAGCTCGTTCGCGGCGAACGTGTTGGCCGAGCCGCCGCGCTGCTTGAAGAGCTGGTAGTGCCGGCCCCCGGTCCGCATCTCCTTCGCGGCCTGGCCGATGCGCTGGGCGATCCGCACCCAGCTCATCCCCGAGAGGTTGAGCAGAACCATGTTCGCCACGAAGTTGCGAATCTGCGAGGTCGGGTTGAGCGGGACCTTGACCAGCTTCCACACGCCCGTCACCTTCGAGCCCACGCCGCCGTAGCTGAAAATCTTTTCCGGAAGGCTGGCATCGGACGGGACGATGTGCGCCACGCCGACAATGTCGTCGTAGATTTCGCGACGCACGACCATGCCGCGGAGGCGGCCATAGCGGCGGGTATTCGGGAGCTGCATCCACTCGCTCGAGACCGTGATCTCTCCGATCGCCCTGTTGGCGACCTCCTCCATCCGGCCGGCGAGGTCGAGCACCTTGACGCGGTTCGCGAAGTCCGGCCCGGTCTTGGACGCCCGCGCACGGAGATCCGCGGCCTCGGAGAGCAGCCAGTACGGGGTGACGCGGTGCCCCTCCCACTGCACCAGCGACTTCTCCATCGCCCACTCGCGGTTCCTCGAGATGTCGTTGAACCAGTCGAGTAAGGCCAGGTCGCGCATCGCGCGCGTGAAGCCGACGGCGGTGAGGTAGCCCGGGTCGGTGATCGGCCCGTGGCGGGTGATCCAGTCCTCGGAGACCGGCCTGCCGGTCTTGCGCTCAACGATGCGGAGCTCGCCATCGCCGTCGAAGCCCCACTCGTAGCCGCGGGCCTTGAGATAGCCGAGCTTCGAGGGCTTCTTGCCGGTGCCGAGCTGGGAGTAGTCGGACTCGGAGAGAATCGAGTGCAGGTAGAGCTGCGGCAGGTAGCCGCCACGGCGCTTCTCGAACGTCTCCCTTTTGAGCATCCCGGCCTTGACGAGCTGTTCGCCCACGCCCTCGAGCATGCCCTTCACCTTTACGGCGTGCGCCCGGATCTTCGGGTCGACGATCACCGTCGTGGCGGCGCCCTTGGTGATGAGGTAGCGGAACGACGCCGCGGCGTCAGCCTCGGTCGCCTCGGTGAAAACCGCGTGCAGGTCCTTCCCGGCATCGCTGATGGCCGAGATCGCGCCCTGGGCGAGGTTGCGGCGTTTCTGGAACTCCGAAATGCCGGGCAGTTTGCCCAGCGGCTCGAAGATGTTTTCGATCGTCCGAACCACGTTGCGCGCTCGGTCGCCAAGCGATGGCGCCACGGTCGTCGTCGGTCGCTGGAGCTGCGTCTGCACGATGGCACCGGCGAGCGCCCTCTCCACTATCTCAGCCGGCAGGGTGTCGATCACCTCCGACACCTGGTCCTGGGTCAGCGTCTCGCCACCCAGCCACGCCTTGCGCTGCTGGAAGCGGTGCGCCGCCTCGGCGGCGAGCTGCACAACGCGGTCGAAGTCTTTGAAGTAGTAGTCCATGCTTCGCGGCGACTCGTCGCCGAACGCGCGGCGGATCTGCTCGACCAGCCGGCGCAGGAACACCAGGACCCTCTGGAGCATCGACGGATTGCGGCTCCCAAGGTAGTCCCAAAACTCCTGTTGCATCATCGAGTCGCCCATTATCTCGGCGGTGAACTCGCTGTGCAGGACGCCGCGCGCGGTGGGATTGTTCTTGAAATACTCGCGCGCCTCGTCTGGCGTCATTGGACGCAGTTCGCCGGTCTGTGCGTCCAGGACGCCTTTGAAATAGCGGGGGCCGTACTTAGCGATGAACTCCAGATACCGCTCCTGGGAGACGTACTTCGCCAGCTCGCTGATGAACCACTTGTGGACGTCGGGCGCCTCCCTCTCGATCAAGTGCTCGAACTCGTGGCCGAACGTGTGGAGGTGCGGGGAGTCGGACGCCTCGTTGAGGAAGATGTTGCCGCCGTGCCGCGCGCCGTTGATGGTGATGGGGGCGTTGTGCGTGGAAATGCCGAACACCTGGCCGCCGACGCCCATCGCCCTGGCGATCTCCTTGATGCCGACCGCGAGCGGCGCGGTCATGTAAGTTCCCGGCGGGCTAGCTCCCGGCTTGAGGCCGGCGATGCGGTCGAGATCGCGACCGAGGCTGTCAATTAGTTCGGCGGGTGCCCGCGGACTCTCGTGATCCGGCTCGAGCACATGGCGCGGATCAGACGCGAAACGGAGGGCGAAGTCGATGTCGTCCGCGGGTTCGCGCGGGGCGCCGGGGGTGCGGGCGTTGGCGTCCTCGGCCCCCTTCTGGATGAGGTCGACAACCGGGCGGCCCTTCGTGATGCGCTCGAGCACCGCGGCATCGCCTACGGGAACGAAGGCGCGCTCGGAGAATCCGTGCCGTTCGAGAATGACGCCCTGAGACTTGAGCAGGCTCTTCGTCTCGCCATAGAGGAAGCTCGGCGGCCCCTTGATCTCGACGCGCGGCTCGCCGCTGACGCGGGACATGGTGAGCTCCCAGCCGTTCGCCAGGATCGCCCTGTCGCCGGCCAGCACCCGCTCCATGATCTTCGCCGCCGGCATGTTCTGCGCGGCGGACGCCACGCCCAGCGCCTTGAGGGTTGCCGCCAGGTCCTTCGGGTGGATAGCCCGGCCCAGCAGCCGACGGCCGTCGGACGTCTGGGTCCGCACCACGCGGGGGTGCCCGTGGATCCGGTCCCAGACCGGGAGGATAGCCCCCGTGATGAGGTGCAGCCGGTCGGCGTAGGTGGGCGAGGTACGCTCGGTCTCTTCCTCCCAGAGGATGCGCGCCGGGCCGTTGTCGAGCCAAGCCCGGACCGCAGGGACGTCCGCGTCGGACGGCTTCTTACCGCCGATACGGGACACGCGCGGGAAGTGGCGATCGACCTCGCCGGGCTTGATGTACTCCTGCATCCGCCCCCAGAGCTTGCGGGCTGCGGCGCGGTAGCCCGCGTCGTGGCCGGGCTCGTTGAGCATCGCCTCGACGCCCTCGCGGCCCTTCTCGTCGAGGACGCGAGAAATCTGCCCGGTGCCGACGCGCCGGACGTAGCCGGAGGAGGTCTCGAACGGCTCCTCCATGTGTCCGCCCTCGAACTTCTCGCCCTGGATCTTGCGGATGACGCTCTTGGAGCTGTGGCCCTTCTCGGCCTCGGCGGCCTCGCCGAAGTCGTGAATGGCGTCGGAATACTTCGGGGTCCCGGAGACGGGGATGATGAGGCCGCGCCGCACGAGCTGGCCCTTCGTGTTCATGCGCTGGCCGCGGTCGATGAGAGCGACGACGCGGTCGGGCTTGCTGTGGTGCCGGAGGATGAAGTAGCCAGCAGCCTTGTCGTGCATCGAGTAGAGCTGCCCCTTGGCGTTCTCGAACGACGTGAAGTGCTGCGGGAGGGTGAGCTCGAGCTCGACGTACTTGGCCTCGGCTTTCGTGCGCTCGTCCCGGTGCGCGACCTCGTCGCGCTCGATCTTCGTCTCCAGCGCCTTGATGACCTCGACGCCCATGTCGTAGGTCCCCTGGGCCTTGGCATTCTCGACGATCTCGTCCAGGCGGGCGAAGTATTCCTCGAACACCTGGTTCTGGCGCTCGATGGTGAGCGAGAGCAGCCGGTTGAGGAACTGCGTGATCGGGACCTGCTGGGAGTTGATGGACCCGGTGTCCTTGTTCATCTTCTCGGCCAGGCCGAGCTCCGTCAGAAGCGCCTTGATCTGGAACGGCGTGCGGCCCTGGTTGAGGTCCGTGAAGAAGACCTGTAGCGCGTCGACAGCGTACTTCGACTCCAGGTTGTCCTCGGACGAGAACAGGCCCCGGCCGCCAGTGCGGCGCTCGCCCATCGTCAGCGCCCCGAGCTGGTCGAGACGGCGGGCGATCGAGGAGATAAACCGCTTCTGCGCCTGGACGTTGGTCGTCACGAGCTTGTAGAACGGCGCATTGGCCTGGTTGGTCCGGTGCGTGCGGCCGAAGCCCTGGAGGGCCTGGTCGGCGCGCCAGCCCGGTTGGATGAGGTAGTGGTAGCGGCGCGCCTTGTTCTTGATGGTGTTCGAGGCGTGGTAGGACACGCCGGTCCCGCCCTTGTTCGAGAACACCAGCACCTGACGCTTGCCGTTGTGAAAGTCCTTGACGTCAGAGGAGAGCATCTTGTCGGTGCGCTTCTCCTCGCGCATCCTGTAGTTGCCCTCCTCGTCGCGCACACGCACGAACCGGCGGCTGCGGCCGGTGATCTCGGAGACGTTGTCCTCGCCAAACGCCTCGATGACCATGTCGATCGGATTCGGAACCGGGTTCGCCTGGCGGATGGTCTCGAGGTGCTTGACCAGGTCGTCCCTCATCTTCTGGGCTTCTTTGTTGATGACCGAATTGCCGTCGGAGCCGTAAACCGGGGTCTGCACCGGCTTGCCGTTTTCGCCGATCGTGGTCTCGAACTGCTGGACCGGGAACGCATTCATGATGAACTCGATCAGCGAGTCCATCGGCGTGACGTCCAGGTCGTTCAGGTCTTCCCCGGCAGCCTCGGCCTTGGCGACGGCGCGCTCCGTGGCGGCCTCGCCCGTGCTCACGAGCTGGAAGACCGGCGAGTGACCGGCGGCGAGCTGCTTCTGGGCGTCTTCGATCACCGAGGGCATCGCGAACGACGTCAGCACCGAGTTGAAGAACCGCTGGTGCGCCGCCCAGAAGACGCTGCGCTTCATGGCCGCGGCGCGCGAGCCGGTGGCCTTCGTGACATTGAGCGCCTCGTTGATGTTCTGTAGGACGCCCTGCCACACGCGCGCGAACTCGTTGTAGATGTCGTGCTGGACCTCGCTCAGGTCGTGGGTGATAGTGTCGTGCTGGACGCCGTCGAACGACAGCGAGCGGGCGATGTAGAGGCCGAGCGCCTTGAGGTTCTGGGCGACCATCTCCATGACGGCGACGCCGCCCTTCTCGACCTCGGCCACGAAGTTGGCGGGGCCGGCAAACGGCGTGCCCTCGCCCCAGAGGCCCAGGCGCGAGCCGTAGACGAGGTTGCGCACCTCGGTCGCGGCGGTCGCCGAGACGTAGAGGATCCGGGCCTGCGGCATCCGCTTTTGGAGGTCGAGCCCGGCCATCGCCTTGAGGGAGGCGTCGCCACCGAACATACCACCCTCCTCGGGCAGCACGTTCGCCATATTGTGCGCCTCGTCGAAGACGATGACGCCGTCGAAGTCCTCGCCCAGCCACTGCACGATCTGGTCGATGCGCGCTTTCTTCTGGAGAGCGGCGAGCTTCTTGGCCTCGGCCTTCGCCTGTTCGGCCGGCGTGAGTTTCTCGTCGCCGGGCTTCTCCTTCTTCGGCTTGCGGCCGATCGGCTGGTAGCCGGAGCGCAGGGTGTCGTACGTCGAGAACAGGACGCCCGCCTTGTGGCGCACCGGCATCCCGGCCTCGTACTCTGTGGTGAGGTTGAAGATTTGCTTCTCGTCCCCGCCGACGTCGCGGAAGTCGCGCCGCGCGTCGTTCACCAGGGTTTGCTTCTCCGAAAACCAGACGGCCCGCTTCCGGCCACGGCGCATGTTGTCCAGGATGATCGCGGAAATCTCGCGGCCCTTGCCGACCCCGGTGCCGTCGCCGATCAGGAATCCGCGGCGGATATTGCCAGGGAGGAACTGCTCGTGCGCCTGGCCGGCGTAGACCACGGCCTCGAGCTGCGCAAGGGAGATACCGCCCCGGATGGTCTCGCCATCGACCTCGATCGTGAAGCCCTTGATGGTCTTCTCGGGGAGATTCGGGGTGTGGGTGGGGTCCGGCGGCTCGACGGCAGCCATCGACGCGGACTGAACGAGCTTTCCGGCATGCGGAAGGGCGCCCTCGACGCGCACCTTCTGCGGGCTGTACGGGTCGTAGAGCGCATCGCTGATGGCGCCAAGCGCGCGCTCGATCTCGGCGCGCTCGATCTTGACGTCGGACTTCTCGGCCGGCGCCGCGGGCTCGACCGGCGCGGGCAGCTTGTCCTGCTCGATGGGGTCCGCGGGCGGGGCTACGGGGGTGGTGGGCGCCTGGCCCTCGACGGCTACGCCGCGGGAGTCGCGGACGTTGACCAGGGTGGCGGGCGCGTCGGTGAGCTTGGCGATGTCGCCAGTGACGGTCGTGCCCTGGTGCGGGCCGACCTTGTCGATCACGACCAGGACGGTCGGGAAGGTAGTACCGTACTTGCGGTAAACGTCACGAGATACCGTGACATTGGCCCGGACGGTGTATTTCTTGCGGACGTCGGCCCACCAGGCGGCGCGCGACGGGGCGTTGATACCTTCGCCCATGATGACAACCAGACGGCCGCCATCGGCGAGCATGAGGAGCGCCTGACTGATGTGCTGGAGGCCCTCGGCGCTGTCGCGGTGGCCCTCAATGCGCCCAGCGGTCGAGGAAAACGGCGGATTCATAACCACGACGCCGGGCCGGATGTCGTCGGGGAGGATGTTGTGGAGCTGCGCCGCGTCCTCGGTGAACATCGGGCGGCCCGGGAACATCTCGCGCAGGAGCGCGGCGCGGCGCGCCGAGTATTCGTTCAGGATCAGCCGGCCGCCCGCCTGTTCGGCAAAGATCGCCAGGCCGCCGACGCCAGCGGAGGGCTCAAGCACCTGGTCGCCGGACTTGATGTTCGCGAGCCAGTTGACCAGGTAGGCGTAGGCCGGCGGCGTCGAGAACTGCTGGAACTCGTCGGTTTCCCCGGTGCGGCGGGTCTGGGTCGGGAGCTGCTCGACCAGGCGCACAAGGCCGGCGATGTCGCCCACGGCGAGCGCGACCTGGAGGGTCGGGGACATGCGTTTCGAGCGGACGTAGAGGTTGACACCCATCTCCATCGCGTCATAGGCGTCCTTGGGGGTGAACTTGCCTTCGGCGGCGGTGCCACCGAACTCCATCTCCATAGACGAGTACAAAACGCGCTCATCGAACGGTTTGCCGGTCTTGAGCAGCTCGGCAACCACCTCCGCGACCCGCATCGAGCTCGAGGTCTTCTTCTGCTCGCCGAGCCCGGCGGTGAGATTCTTCTCCTTGATGAAGAACGCGAGGTAGGGCTTGATGCCGGCGCCAAAGTTGGTGACGATGAAGTCGATGAAGTCCTTGATGGCCTTGCCCGCCGCCTGGAAGTGCTCGAGCGCCTTCTGGAAGTGCGGCTTCGCCTTGGCGTAGGTCTCCTTGTCGAGCCCGGCCGGGAAGCTCTTGAGCGCGTTGCCGCCGAAGAGCTCGACCAGGCCCGCCATCGTCTCGTCGAGGCCCTTGACGCCCTCGGTCGCGGCCTTGGCGGCGATCTCGCCCGCCGTCTTCTTCACCGCGTCGGCCCTGGCCGTGTCGGTGGCGCGGACGGCGTCAGCAACATCCTCCTTCGGCTTCTCCTGCTTCTTCTCCTCGGTGCGGGCGATCGACTCGTCGATCAACTTGTCGATCTCGTCGTCGAGGAGGACGGCGTTCTGGGGCTGTTCGGGCGGCGGCGCGTTGCGCGCCTCTTCGGCCAGACGCGCTTCTTCGGCGCGGCGGCGGACCTCTTCAAGCTCGTATTGGCGAGCCTGATCCTTGGCCTGGAGGGCGGCCGTGCGCTCCTGCTCGACCAGACGGAGCAGCTCGTCGGCCTGGTCAGAGTAGTGCTTCTTCGCGGCCTCGAACGCCTCTTGCTCCTTCGGGCGAGCCTCTTCCCAGGCAGCGGCGTCAACCGAGAACCCCTTGGCGTCGTCCCAGCGCAGGGACTTGATGAGGGCGGCGAAGTAGGTGGCAAACCGCTGGCGCTCCGCGCCGGCCGGATACGGCATGCCGCGGTACATCGGCGGCTTGACCCGCCCGTCGCCGGACCACGCCGGGTTGACCAGGTAGTTGTTGATCGCTGGGCGTAGCGGCCCCTCCTCGCCGACCACGGAACGGGTCTTGCCGAGCAGGTCGCCGACGAAGCCCTCCCACGCGCGCGCAAACATCTCCTCGTCGTTCGACCAGTACGGGTCCGACTTCCCGCCGTCGAGCGCGACGGCGTGTTTCTGGAAATCGGTCTTCT